GGTACAAACGCAGGTCTCCCCCATAATAGCGCAAGCCTCTCAGCCTGCGCTCTCACTGCCGAATCTTACGGACCCATCAGACCTTGCAGCCGAGATCGCCGCTACGCAGCAGCAGATTCAGCAGACCGAAAACGCGCTGGCATCGCTGCCTGCCGTAATAACGCAGTCCCGGTCTCAGGCGACGACATCAGCTCAGGAGCTAACTGCACCCCAGCAATCGCCTCCCGCGCCAACAAGCAATAAGCGCCACGAGGACGATGACAACGACGCTGATGACCAATGAAGATAGCCTGTCTGATCGGAGTTACAGCCTACGCCTGGGTCGCAGCATCCAGCGCATTGCTGCTCCTCCTCCTGGGGCATCTCGAGGCGTTTACCTTCCCTTACGCCCAGTGGTTCTGGCTGGCACCATACTACGCTGAGCTAGGACATTGGGGATCAGCGTTCGTCATCGGTTCCGGCCTAGCCCCAGCCATCGTCCCTATTATCCCACTAGCGGGTAGCGCCAATAGGCAACCGAAGCAGCGAATGCTGACGAATCGTTGGCTGCAACCGACAAAGCGACCACAGATAGAACGAGGCGTGACGGACAATCACGGTCACGCCGCCGAAATGGACGACAAGGAAGCGCTACAGAAGTTCCACTCTACGCCTCATCCGGAATACGGAGGAAAGGTAATCGGACGGCTCCCAAGCGACGGCACGACGCTATACGACTGGATGGACACCGGACATACCGGCATGACGCTGGAGTTCAGCGGCAGCGGTACCGGGAAGACCTCCGCTCTGATTACCCAAATATGTCGCTTTGAGGGTCCGAAGGTAATTAGTGACCCGTCAGGCGAGATAGCCTCAATGGTCTGGCGCAGACAGGTCGAATATGAGGGCGAGGAGAACGTCCATATCGTCTCCCCCGATCCGGAGCCAAAGGACCAATACGGACACCCTGAGCCTTGGGCGCATCTAGTGCGACGCTACAACCCCATAAGCTGGATAGACCCGTCAAAGCGTATGGCAACGACAGCGGTAAGAGCCATCGCACGCTCATTCTTCGAGGAAGAGGCGGAAAGCTCCAAGGGGGGCGATAACGAATATTTCCGCAAAGCCGCACGCTCCCTAATAACGGCCATCCTAGGCGACATTATATGGAACAACGATCCTAATGCGCCACCAAAGAACCTGACCGAGATGCGGGTGATCTTGTCGCTCGGGCCAGACGCATTGCAGGACCACCTAGAGCGTCTCCGCACATCGTCCCCCTGCCACACGACACGTCTGGTAATCGGCCCAATGCTCAACTCCCTCCGAGAGTCCGGCAAAACGTTCTCCTCAGTCTGGGACGAAGCTAACCAGGCGACGATGTGGCTAACGGATCCGGACCTCGCAGCGATGGTATCCGGCAGCGACTTCGATGCGCACGCCATATGCGAGCCGACGCCAAAGTCCATAATCTTCCACCTCCCGCTGGACCTACAGCAGAGCGACCCAGCCGTAGCGCGCGTGCTCTTTGGCTCGTTCGTCTCGGCCAAGATTGCGAGCAAGACTACGAACTGGGCGCTGTTCCTACCAGACGAGCCGTGGGCCTTCGGACGGGCGAAATGGATGGAGACCGGCATTGCCGCCGGACGCAAGCATGGCGTGGCCATGCACTTCCCTTGGCTAGACGTAGGCACGCTAGAGCGCATATGGGGCGGCTCCGCTGCGCGTAGCTTCTGGTTCTCGAGCGCTCGCGCTGTGATATTCTCGAGGGTGAATGACCCTAAGGTAGCTCGCGAAATATCGGACGTCTGTGGAACCTACGGTGTACTAGCCCGTAGCGAGGGAACCAACAAAGGGGTCCAGGGCGGCACAGGGTTCGGACGCGTCTCTCGAGGAAGCAACGTCAGCATCCACGAGATTAAGCGTCACGTCCGTATGCCGCATGAACTGGTCCAAGACCCTGAGCGCGACGACCAGCTTGCAATTGGCTTCGGCAAGCCTCTGCCGCTGAAGCGCGCAGTCTGGATGGGCTATCCAGACCTACGACGCGAGATCGAACCAAGCCCGTATGACAGGAGAGTAGCATGAGTATCGCAAGTTGGATCTACGACCATGCACCAGAACGCGTCCGAGACTGGATGGAACAGCGCGCGCAAGATAGGGAGGCCAGCGAGCAGTACGAAGCTTATCTGGATCGTCAGGGGCCATCAATTGATCAGGAGGCCGCCTCCGTCTTCGGCGACAGGCGAAAATACAATATCGAGCACGGAATACCGCTTACTCCATCGCAGCAAGAAGAGCAGCGCAAGGTAGATCGGATCTTCGAGCGAGAAGGTGATGACCGCGATTACGCAGCCCTCAGCCAACAGAGAACACCCAAAGAAACTAGAGCGGCTGAATGGGCGGAAGCAGATGAATATCATGACCCAGACCGCCTAGTAGCAGACTGGTTAAAGCCTGCTGCTGAGCGAGTGGAGCTAGGGATTGAGACGCCACGTCCAGACCTCAGCCAGCAACAGCAGCAGACGCGAGACTACGTCAAGGAAATGGTCGATCGGCTGGAGGAAATAGAGCGAGAGCATCCGAAAGAGCGCAGGCAGGAGCGGGGGGAGGAGAGAGAGCGATGAGCAGGGGGATAGCTGCCGTCCAGAGAGGGCGGATTCAATCTAATCCGGGAGTGACGGCCAGCGGTTCTTCTTGGACTATAGGGAATGTGGAAGCGCCGTCCTATATGCGGGCGAAAGAGATAAGCCCCCACAGACCGTAATTCTCGATCTTGCAGTAAGCGTCCAGGACAAGCTGGAAGTAGCTAAACAGTGGGCGCTCGCATATCCGGAGCGGCCACCTGAGATATGACCTACTGCTGGGAAACGACTGGCGCTGACACGGCGGGCGCCAGCGTAATCCTCTCGTCAGGCGGATATGCAAAATTGGCCCCGCTCGCCGCGTCGACCACCACCCCAATCAACCCGCCAGCCACGATGTTCCCAAAGGTCGTCCCCTGGAACTTCGGAGACTCAGTCACATTGGCTGCCTGATACCCCGCATGTTCACAGTGGATCGCTAAATCATCCTTGCTCTTGTCCAGATGCAGACTCCCCGGCGTCGGATTTACCTGGCCGACCCGAGCCCCATGTCGGTTCACGACACAGTCAGCCCCAGGAGGGTCCGTCGAGATCGTAATCGACTGACTGGTGCCCTCGAAGATCGTCGCGCACCCAGGCAGAAACAGGACCGCGCACAAGGCGCCCAAGAGTGACTTTCCCATGGGACGCCCATACCGCCCCGAGAGTTACGGCGCGGTAACAGGACCCAATCAGTAGGAACTGACCGCTATACATTCTGCATACCTCTAGGCTGTAGTGAGCGGGCCGGATCGGTGTTCGACGCACAGAGACCGGCCCTAACCATGACGAACGAATGGACCGCTCATTATGGCCTCGAAGACAGTTATAGGTATTTACCCCACTGGACACGAGCCTCTGGAACTGTGTTCTTCTGATCCCCATCGGCTGATAGCGCGCCCCGAGGACGAGTTGCAGGAGATTCGAGCAGAGCTTGTGGCTGTACGCCGGCTTTTGCTGCGGATTGTGCCCAAAAGCCATGATCCAGCGTCCGACCACATAGAGCTTGATAATTTTGATTATCACGCTGCAACTCGGGACTTCGTAAACGCGGCTATCTGAAATCCACCTAGTTACGAACCTAACGCCCGCCGATATGCGCGTTGCAGCCTTGAGCGCTCAGTGATTACAACGCACTAGCGCTCGTGGCCCTTATCGCGATCCTGCTCAGGTTCCGGCTGTTCCTGCCTGTCCAGCGCCGCTTCCGCCCGCTCGATAGCCGCCGCCACGTCATCGGACGCCTTGTCATGCAGCGCTTCGTGGTCAAACCGTGGATCGATGCCATGCAGGATATGGTGATGGTCAAGCGGCGGAGCGGAAGCCCGCGCCTCCTCAAGCCTCTGGAGATAGGCGAGCTGGATCATGTCCTCGTACATCCCCTCGTAGCCCTCACCCGAAACCAACTTCGTTGCCCACTGGTCTAAGCGCTTGTCTCCTTCCCGATGGGCGACCTCCGATACGGCCTCCTGCTGGCTCCTAGTGGCCTCTACAACGGCCTGGACGATAGGAGCCGCCTGACGCTCCTCGACCTTCCTGGGGCGGCGTAGGCGCTTCGTGGGCCTATCCCAGACCGCTTCCTTCGCAGCTATCGTCCCTCGCCGCAGACCATTCGCCATCCGAGCGAAGTCCACCCCGAGCTGCTTGACCTCCTGGCGGGCCAGATTCCGCGCCATATTGGCGATGACAAACTGCTCTACTTTCGCTCTGGCCGTAATCTGGTTCCGAGCGTCTCCCAACGGCCTCCGGTCCTTGATTTCCTGAAGCTCAGCGCCCTGGCTGGTGACTATCCACGACCGCACGCGATGCCTGGACGCGGCTACATAGCCCTTGAGGGCGTTCACCGCCTGGGAGCCGGACGGATACAGCGCCAAATGCTCAGTGACCGTATCACCCTGCCTAGCGTCGATCGTCATAGCGTCCCCATAGGTCAGTCGGATCCGGTCGCCTGTTGCGTCTGGCTTCTTGAACTGCTCCCAAGGAACAGAAGCGACATGCCCCTTGGCGGTAAGTAGGACTAGGCCGGTCTCCTGAATCGAAATTATCTCTGCTACCGAGCCATTGTCGCCAACGCGCCCGGGCCGTCGCGCGCCCGAGTATGTGCCATAGACCCGGTTGAACATCCTCACCCGGTCACCAATGGCAATGGGCAAATCATATTCGGCGCCGTGCTGGTCGACGGCAGGCAGGGTCCTAGCGTCTCCGCGCACCTCTCCCCTCGCCTGCCTGCGTTCCCTAATCGCCGCGCCAACTGCTAGAACGTCAGCGTTGGTCGGCACACTGATCCCGAACCGATAACGCGGGTCGTCCTTATTTTCCCTGGTCCGCTCGTCCCATAGGTCAACAGCCTGCTTGATCGCGTCCTTGTAGTCGCCTGGCACAATCAGCAGTGTTCCATCGCCACGCTTCTGCTCGAGAGCCTCGGCAACCGTGTCCTCGTTGCCTGATCTGAATTTCAGTGTCAGCTCAGCTTCGTGCTTCCCTTGTCGGACTGTCTCCAGAAGTTCCGGAAGGTTCTGCCCCATCACATGCTCAAACAGTCGTATCGTATTGCCGGCCTGGATTGGGTTTGTCTGAAGAGAGTCGCCTAACCCCACAAGCTGGAAGCCGTGTTGCTTCTGAAGGTGGGCAATATCAAGCATCATGCCCGTACCGACCTGGGACATCTCATCAAAAATTACGACCGTGCGAGCATCCGGCGTAATATGCCCCTTGCGGACGCCAGAAATAAACGCCTGCGCGGCATATGTTTTCTGGATACCGGCATCCTCTAGCGCATGCGCCTGACGCCACGGAACGGTTATCCCGATGGTCGTGCGCTGATCCTTATGCCAAGCATCGACAAGCGGAGAAAGTAGAGTCGTTTTCCCTACTCCTGCTGCGCCAATTCCAACCGATGCGCGCCCGCTTGTCCCGAGAAGGAGAGCCATTCGCTCCTGAGCAGGCGAAAGCTCTATGCCAGTTTCACGTGCAACAAACGCTATAGAATTCCGGATCGTATATTCGCTAAGAACAGAACTCTTATCCTGCGCGGCCTCTTGCAGGAGGCCGATAGCCTCACGCTCCCGAGCAAGGTGCTTCTCTGTCGTAAAGCGATGGAATAGCTGGTCCTGCCCTTCAGTCTTGGTCTTCCCCCAGATCAGAGTCGTAGTCTCTCCACCCTGCTCTACTCCCTCAGTCCGATACGCCTGCGTGATCGCAAGAATATCGCGCTCCGGATCTTTGGGATTTATGCCGTGGTCAATGAGACCTTCAGCAGCAGCAATCTGCGCAACCTGTCCGTCAAAAACCGAGAGCCTATCAAGGGATTCCGCGAGTCTCGGCAAAGACGCCTCATAGCCAGCCTTAATGCGATGCCGCCAACTTGCGAGGAACCGTTCACGCCCAGGCCTTAGAACGCTGCGGTGTTTATATCCGGCGTCCTCTGCTTGCTTTTTCCAGCTCTCTACATCAGCCTTCTGATCGTCAGGCTTGGACATTCTGCGAATTTCAATAGCTCGATCAAGCAGAGTGACCTTGGCCTTTGGAGAGAGCGTATCCCAGTCCATTCCAATACGCTCGGCATATTTCTTCGCCGCCTCGTTGCCATTAACCGTGGCTTTGGAAAATAGCTCAACTGCCCATCGCGGAACGCTGTGGATTTCAGACATTCCCGTCCGCTTATCAAGGCCGGCTTCGACGCCATGTTCCCGTAGCTTCTGAGCAAGAAGAGCCTGATAAACCTTCCCTATCTTTTTAACTTGTCCGTTCAGGCGCTTCGTATCAATCGCGCCGACATGCTCTACTTGCCCATCCTTGAACACCGCGACGACGTTCGGCGATACAACATGCGTATGGATCTGCATGTCCCCATCAAGGCTAGATTCCTTGAGGATAGTATCATTGCCTGAAGCTATCTGAGCGACTGGTCGAGCAGTGTAGTCCTCGAACTTCCACCAGAACATATGCCCTTTGTCGGCACCCTTACGACCAGCTTGTCCGCGCCGCGCCCAGCCTATACGGCTCTCCAGGTAGGGCAATGCATGGTCAACCGCCCAACGGTGAGCGCCGAGGATTTTGTCCTTCTCCTCCTGGGTCTCAGCTAGAGCCCAAGCAATCGAGACCGACTTCGGAGCACTGAGCGTGAAGTCGTAATAGGTTATCTTCCCCTTGTTCTCGGTGCCCCTCTGGTACTGCTTGCCCGGTATCCGGTCACCATCCGTCCGCCAGCCAGCAATGACGTTCGCTAGCTCGCGTGTAGTCACAGGACGGTCGGTATCGGCGCCTAGCAACTCTCCCATCTCGGGATCCTGCTTGGCTGCTCCGGGTATATTCGCGCCGTAGTATCCGGCCGCCCGATCAGATAGCGCGATCTCCTCGTCCATGCCCTGGCGCGTGTAGTACTTCGCCATCTCCGACGCGGCGAAGCCGGACTCCGGAGCCCCCGCAGCAAAGGTCAGCATAGCTTACCCAGGCCGGCGACGGAGTTCCGCTGTCAGTCCGTCGAGAGCCCGGGTCTGGCGGTCGATCGACGCGCGCATCTCCCGCAGCTCCTCGATCAGAGGACTAGGGCCGTCCTCGTCAGGATCCTCGCAGCAGGCCGCGTGGATGTCCTCCAGCATCGGCGTATGGAGGTCCAGGCGTTCGATAATCGCTTCCGCGAGCTGCCCCAGCCCCTCGACGTCCAGGTCGGGCTCGCCGGCCATTGACCGTATAATTTCTCCAGTGGGTCTCGGCATTGGACACCTCCGCAGTTGTCCGGAGCAGACTATTAAATCATTCCGCAGACAAACCACAAGGGCGCACCGATAGGTGCAATGGTCTGAGTGACAAATCACCGCTCGGGTGAGACTCGCCTTCTGTCACTCCTCCGCGCCCCATCCACGCGTGTTCTGGGAGCCACACCTCAGGTAGAAGTGCTCGCATTATGCTTGCCTAGCGCTCGGGCGGGGTGGTAAGGCGCGGGAAGATGGCACCCAGGATCGACACGCTACAGGCGGCTGTGAGGAGGGCGGGGTTCGATACCCGGCGCTCGGACTTATGGCGCTACATGCGGGAGAAGCGGTCGTGGTTCGCGCAGATGCGCAGTGAGGGGGCGACCTGGCCGGCGATAGGGGCGGCTGTGAGGGAGCTTGGGATAAAGGACCGGGACGGGAAGCTGCCAACCGATGAGACGGTGCGGCAGACCTGGGCCAAGATCGAAAAGGAGCCGAGGCGGGTGGTGCTCAGGAAAGCGCACCAACCTCGTCCAGCGCTTCCAGAGGAGGTGCCCGAAGTGACGCCTGAGCGAAGCGGAGGCGGCACGGTTGCGGATTTTTCGGCTGAGCCGGAGCAGCCGAGACGGAAATTCCGGCGCGGGGCGACATTCCGGGGAACGGAGGAGGAATAGATGGCAAAGCGTGATGAGGCTGTGTCGGAGGTCGTGCCTCTGCGGCGGGCGAGGCGGACACTGGAAGGCGTGCCCGAGGTCTCGTTCTCAGACGGTCGGCCGCAGGTACGCGCGGTAGAGCCGGAGCGGGTTGCTGCGGTTGATCTGTCCGACAAGCAGAAGGTCTGGCTGATGCTGGGCGACGGCGGGACCGGGAAGACGACTGAGGTCCGGTTCTTGGTGGGTAGGATGGTCGAGCAGGGACGGGGAGGGGCGCTGCTTGCTGCTCTGGATCCGGGACTGCGGAGCTTGGCTTCGTGGTTCAGCGGGGTCGAGGAGCCTCCTTCGTCCGAGGCGTCTCAGGCTGCCCGATGGCTGCGGGAGCTGTTCGAGGCGCTGATGGAGGAGCCTGGGCCTGCGGTGCTGGACTTTGGCGGTGGCGGTCATGTGGCGCTTAGCCGGGTCGTAGAGGCTTCTGAACCGGGTAGCGTGCACACGATGCTTGAGGGGAGGGGGCTTGGCCTTGTGGCCTGCTATACGCTGTCTCCGCGTATCGATGACTTGGCGGTGTTGCAGCACTTCGAGGCGGCGAAGTTCCAGCCTGAGGCGACATTGCTGCTGCTGAATACGGGGAAGGCCGATCCTACGCAGGATGCGGAGGAGGCGTTTGAAGCGGTTCGGCGTCACTCGGCTTATCGGCGGGCGGTCGACCGGGGAGCGGTGCCGGTGTGGATGCCGACGCTTGAGGCCGACGTGATGCAGGAGATTGAGGCCAAGCGTCTGTCGTTCGTTATGGCGCGGGACGGTCAGATTCCGCCTCGTGCCGCGTTTCCTCCGGTTGGTGGGTTCAAGCGGTCGATGGTAACGCGCTGGCTGGCTCGGATGGAGGAAGCGCATCGTCCGGTGGCGACGTGGCTGCCCTGACAAAACCGAACGATGACTTTCGGGCTCGGGCCGACCGAGACATCCAGAGAGCTGGGCTGACGGATGACCCATACGGCCCGCTGTACCGAAACCAAGTAGAGATCCACGAGGAGCAGAAAGAGCTAGTCGCGGCTGTTCGCTCTCTAGTCCAGCAGAAGCCTCCGCCTCTTACGCGCGGACAGATACGCTCCGCGATTACGCCAGAGGTTTTACGTGAGATGGCGCGATGGGGCGTTGCCTTCTTGCTTGCTGGTATTGTGTGCGGTGCATCCGCTGGATGGTTCGCAGGCGCGTGGCATTACGACGGTCGCTGTCGATCGGTGTATTCAGCGGATACGTGCGACAAGATAACGAGGTAGCATGACGAAGCTAGTATGGGATAAGGCCCGACCCGAGCGCCTTCCTGTTTTCGAGACACGATCGCAGCGGCATGCTGGATACGACGCTGACAGAATGCTGAACCAGCAAGAGACCAGGAAGCACTTCTACCGCGACGTTCCGAAGCTAGGACACGTTGCAGTCTCTCGGCATGCTCAGTCCCAGATGATTGCCGCCGGTATTACTCAGGAAGCGTTCGACAAGACGCTCTTGACGCCAGCCAAGCCGGATATATCAGATGGAGCGGATATTCTTTGGCGTGAGCGCGACGGGCTTCGCATCGTGATCCTCGTTAATCCGACGCCCAATACCGGCGCTAAGCTGGTGAAGACGGTCTTTCGTGTGAAGGCTCAGGCCAAGGCAAAGTGACCATGCCGAATTATACTGGTGTGAATTCCCTCATAGCGTTGGCAGATAAATACCTTACATCGCTGGAGGAATTACTAAGGGGCGCCAGGCATATGACTAAATACAATTTCCAGCAGATCTCTGTGCAGGGCGATACCGGCGGTACTGTCGCGAGCGGGATTAACGACGAGGGCCAGATATCCGGCTGGTCGGTTCCGGGCGGATATAATATCTACCCGCATTCGTTCGTTGATACGAACGGCAGCATGGTGCCTTTGACCTCGAGTAGTCCCGTATTTATGTCAGGTCAGGCCGCAGCAGCGGGGATCAACAACGAAGGCCAGATATCCGGCACGCAGGGCAGCTCGCCGGTTGGCATCAGAGCGTTCCTTTGGGCCCCGGACAAAACCGCACAGACCTTCAGCAGCGTTCCTACCGCTACCTACGGCACATTGTCGCACGGAGGCGGCGTTAACGACCTCGGCCAGGTTGTCGGATCGAACGACGCCTTCAACGGGTTTAACGGGCACAACTCCTTCCTGTGGCAGGCCGGGAAGATGTCCTTCCTGCAATACCCCGGCGCTACGTTTACCGACGCTCGAGGTATTAGCGACGACGGAACGATTGTGGGCTACTACAGCGCTGCCAGGCTGCCCAACGGGTCTTCTGCTCCTAATCATCCATTCGTTGATACCAACGGGCACATGACGGCAATCATGGTGCCAGGAGCTGTGTCGGCGGAGGCCAACGCTATATCGCCGGACGGACGGCAGATCGTCGGGACGTACCAGGATTCGGCTGGGCACAATCACGGCTGGATTGACAGGGCAGGGCGCATACAGACTCTCGATATGCCGGGGGCCACTGATACGTCGCTCCTAGGCCTGAACGACTTCAAGCAGATCGTCGGCTCGTATGTGACAGCCGGCGATCCGGTGCAGCATGGGTTTGTTGCTACTCCGGATACAGAAGACCTACATGGAGGTCCGCAAGCGCTACCGGGGATAGTTCGGCAGCATACCGGGCTGTCGCAGGGGGCGCTGTTCTACGATCCGAGCCATCCGGTTATGTCGGGGATGGTGACGTCCTGACGGTGGTTTCGGGTTTAGGCATGTTTCCTCCAAACCAGATAACCGTTGGCAACGAGTATTCCCCACATAGCAAGGAACTCTGGCAGCGTAGCGATCTTGGCAACGCACCAGATTGCGCCGATGAATACCGGCGTTATGACAGCGCTATAAAGCGCGGCTCGCGCGATACTACGGACCCATATGTCAGCGTCTGCCCGAAGTCGCTCCGTCACCCGGATGCGAGTCGCGGGGTAAGGTTCACATAGCCAGCAGGTTCCGCCCGACCCGCCCCAATTGCCGCCACACCGAGGGCAGACTGTGGTGTCTTTCTCACTCATCTGATTTCCTTTTCGCTTGGTTCTCTAGAGCCTTGGCGAGCCTCTTGGCGTAGCCAGCCGGCGTCATTCCTATCTGGCGAGCCGCTACAGCCTTCGGGAGATGCTGGGCGGCCAGGATCTGTTCGTCTGTGAATTGGGACTGACGCCCCTTCCAGCCGCGCTCTCGGGCAGCTCTCAGGCCAGCCATAGTGCGCTCGTGGGCGATGGCGCGCTCGAACTCAGCGAACACAGCTAGCATCAGGAATTATCCTCCAAGCGCAGATCAGCCGCCTTGCGGTATTCGTCAATCTCCTGAAGCAGCGCCGGATTGTCCTGTAGGTAGGCATTCGCCTCGGCGACAATCTCATCCAGGTTGTCGGCGCGGACGATCGGCTGGAAGTAGGAGGCGAGACCATCGGGCAGCTCACGGCTTGCGCTCTGCATGGCGCGTTCCACGGCGTCCACGAGACGCGCCAGGGGCAGATCATAGACCTCCCTGGACCAGTCGCAGCTAAGCCCTTTCAGCAGGTTATGCGCCGTCTGCTCGACCCGCAGCGCCGCACGATTGCCCATCTCCCATGCCACCTCGAAGTCGTGCACTATGCCGGTAGCAAGGTTGTGCTCCGACCGGCGCCGGGAGACGCTGGTCGTCCAGCCTAACTTCCGCAGACCATCGGCCCGCAGAAAGATGTAGACGAAGCCATTCCTGCGGTTCATCGGTCGCGTCCAATCAGCCGGTAGGATACCACCCGCTCTACACCAAGAGCCGCCAGCATCTTGCCTGCTGGCTCTCGCTTCCCCGCGAGAACATCAGACACATATACTGCCGACATGTTGTTTGACCTCGCCCAGGCTGTTTGCCCCCCGGCTCGGTCGCACTCCCGCCTGAGGCGGGCTAGGAGTTGTTCCCTTGTCATGCAAACAATTTAGCGAATTAGCTATTGACTGTCAAGCCGCGGCACAGTATTCTGTCAACAGTTAATGAAACCACACCCCGGAGTAGAACATGGACGAAGTCAGCGACGTAGATGTGATGGAAGCCAATGGCTCGGGAATGGACGCTTACGCAGACAGCAAAAGCATCCACGACAACCCCTACCAGCATCCAGACCTGCGTTCGGCTTGGCACCAGGGCTGGATGTCAGCGCAGCTTCATGATGATGAGGTTGAGATACGCTGCTACGTGCCAGAGGCAGACGGACGCCTCCTCTACACCCGATAAACTTCACCCCGGAGCGGAACATGACAGACCAAGATCGTGCGGTCAGGATTAGAGCGAAGGCCGATGAACTATGCTCGCTATTGAATGATGCCGCCGAGGTTGGTCTGCACATCAAGGTCAACATCATACCCTATGTCCACAATCACTCTACGGCGGGCAATGTCGGGAGCGGCTTCAAGGCCCTCGTCTTGGTCCACCGCGAGACACACATCTAAACCCCAGTTAGATGAAACCTCATGGCCGTTCTTCGGAACCACATTGGCGAACGTGGCAGGCACCGCACCCGACGCATGGTGAGTCGCGGATATCCCAAATATCGGGCCAGCCTGTGGCCATGGGGCAGAGTGAACTAAACTCCGGAGCGGAACATGACCTACGAAGTCATAGGCTACGCAGACGAAGCGGCTTTCAACGCTGTCCAGTTCGTTGAGATTGACGACGGACTGCTGAATAAGCGCGAGGCTCTAAATCTCGGCCGCTCTGCTCTCGTTGAGTTCCCGATCGTCAAGGTGCAGTCCGACGACCGAGAGTTCATCGAAATCCTACGGCGTTGAGCGATATGAATGACAAGCCATCATGGTATCCCCTCCACGTTTCGGGCCGCAACAGGCTGCGTGTGGAGGATAGGGCTGGTTGCCTGTTCGCGTTGACCCAGACAATTGAGCAGGCGGCTCTGATAGTTCTGACCATGAACTCCGCCGTCAGGCGGGACTTCGAGAGTGCTACTTAACCCCGATTGAGGAACGCTTTCTCCCATGGGCCGCACGAGACGCACCGATGATGATAAGAAGCTCATGGCCTTAATGGGCCAGCGCCTCCTCTGGGTTCGGGAAGCGCTCGGCTTGAACCAGACCGACATGGCTAGGCGCGTAGGTTTGACCCAAACAGCCTGGTCCTTATATGAATTGGGCAAACGCTGGCCCGACCAGTTCGAGTTGCCGAGGATCCTAGCTAAGCTAGGGATTACCCATGAGTATCTAATGGGTGGCGACTTATCCGGCCTGGATCGGGATGTGGCTATTCGGATAGCGGCCCATCACCCTGAGATAATCCTACGGAAGAAATGAACAGAACTTCACTTTCCTCTTGTACCAATGCAGCATAATGGTATAGTATATACGAAGGCCAAATCGAGGAGGACATCCCGATGGAATACGAAGACCAAGAGACCAACGAAGGCGGAGCGGAGAACACCTACGCTTTCATCGCTATTCTGATCTGCTCAGTAGCTCTAGCGCTTACCGTACTGCACCCGTAACGCATACCTATCGAGGAGAATATCCCGATGCGTCCGACGAACTTCTACACTGTCACCTTCGTGAACCTGAACGGGGAGACACTGCTCTCTCGGTTCTTCGATACTCTGAGCGCAGCAAGAGCATGGCGCAGACACCTCCTGGCTAAGCCATACGTCCTCGATGCTTCGATCTATCGCGGTGGCGTTGGCGGTATGCCGGTTGTATAGGAGGTAGCGATGAGAACAATAAGCCCCACAGACCGCCAATCCGGCAACATGCTCCATTTCTTCCGTGAAGCCTTCGATAGAGCACATGAGGAAGGACGAACAAAAGACGCGGGAGACGCCCTGGAACTCTATTACCTGCTGATCGACGCAAGGCATGAGCCCGACCTAGAGCAGGACGAAGTCTGGATCTCTGGAGCGCCTCGCTTCGCTCCTCCGGAAGCGCGAGAGGAGGCGTAAGATGGACTGGGCAGAAGAGACCGTCCAGAAGCTCCGCGAGCTGTGGAACACAGGACTATCGACGGCGCAGATAGGATTGCGCCTCGGCGTCTCGAAGAACGCTGTGGTCGGCAAAGCGCATCGTCTAGACCTACCGGCTCGTCAGTCACCGATCATACGCGACGGACAGCAGCGCGAAAAGCCCACCAGAGTGCCACGCGCCAAGCCGTATACGCTGCCGCTCCTCTCCTGCCTCAACGGCTCTACGCCCGCTCCAGAGCCGCGCAATCCCTATGTCCCAAGGATCAGGCATCCGGAGGCTCCGATGGCTCGTCCTACGCCTGCCCATAGCGTTCGGGTCGGCCCAGTCTGCGAATGCCGCTGGCCTATCGGGGATCCGAAAGACCGGCAGAACTTCCGGTTCTGCGATGCGCCGAGTGAGCCGGGGAAATCTTACTGCGAGACGCACCGCCGCATCGCCTACGTCGTAATCCGCGATAGAAGAGAGGACCAGGCAGCATGACCGAACATCCACCATACAGCATCACCGGCAACGTCAACGGTACAGAGCGGATCTGGGCGTTCGATAAGCTGGATGCGGTCATGAAGCTATGGGACAAGATAGCGCGCGACCGCATCGTCCCTGGCACTAAGGATGCCATCACGGATCTGAGGCTATTCTATGGAGGCGACAAGCCTGTCGTCGCTCTTGGCATGCCGTACGGCGGACTATCTGTGCCATAAGTTAAAAGGAGGGGGAAAATGATACCTGACATCGGACTGATGATTGCTGCCTACACGATAACCCGACTGACCGCGATGCTTGGCCAGCCTACCTCACAAACCAACGTCATAGCAAAGATAAGCGCCGTTGCCGCAGTAGTCGCGACATGCATAGCTATGTTCGACCTCATAGGCAAAAGCGCTTCATTCCCAATGCCAGGATAACCCATATGCCACGCAAGACAGAATCCGAGACGATCGATATAGCTGGCCACGTCCAGCGCGAGACCGAGAAGGCGTATCTGTTCTACGACGGCATCCGCGACGCATGGCTCCCGAAGAGCCAGGTTTCATGGGACGCCGACAAGGGGGTTATGATCGTGCCGGAGTGGCTGGCGAAGGAACGAGAGCTAGTCTGAGGCCTAGAAACGCAAAAAGGCTCCGAGCCGAAGCCCGGAGCCTAGTCTGTCTATAAACATAGATTGAGGTGAGTGCTATGGATGAATATGATTACAAACAATTCGAGGCAGCGGCAGAGCTATATATTCGATCATCGGCTCATCTATCGATGAGCGAGGCAGCTAAGCATAAGGCGGCACAAGAATTGCAGGACGTCTATCTGAAGCTGTGGGTGCTACGGCGAAACGGATTTCGTGTTGACTAAATCCCCCTCTCACCCGAAGAGACTGAGAATGATCCGAATAAAGTTCCACCCAGCAGCGCAATTGACGGCCTGGACAGTATTCGTCCTCGTCTTCGGCTGCGCTATTGGATATTACTCCGGATGGAACGATGCGCTTAGCAGCGCGTGCCGTCTTGTATGGCACTAAAGTCTCACACCTAAGCGCCGGCATCGGGCACGAAACAATACATGATGCTCTCCGGCTGGACTGGACTGGCGCACAGGACCGAATGGCCGGTCGGGTTGTCGTCTCTATGCAGCACGATCCTATCCGGCACAGAGATGAACACCTCGCCGAACTTTACCCACCAGTGGCCGTCCTGCGTCTTGGCAACGACAGCGCGGCAGTCTCCCATGCCGCAGCAGGACTGGCCTATCTCGTCGTGTAGGTCGTGGAACCACTTCGCAACGCTGCTGTTCGGATCAGTCCCAGGAGGAGGCTCGGCGAGTGCTGGAAACGATAGGAGGAGGAAAACTATGATAGGTTTCATTGCTGGAGTGATTCTTGGCTATGGAGCAATATGGATCATGGGATGGAATGGCGTAGCTAGCCCCGGATTGTCTCTGTTCACTATCGGCGCAGTTCTAGGATATGGAGCAGCGTTAATCGTCAATAGGAAAGCTATCTATCCCAGGACCAAAATGCGCCCATCGTAGCTCGGAAGCAGTATCTTTCCTGGGATCTGAGTATGCAGATTAAATTTCGAGTGGCAGTAGTAAATTCCCCAATCCAGGCTATCCCAAATCTTTATCAGCCTAGCGTCGCCTGAACCAGGAGCGCCGTCGATCCAGTTCGCGCCATAGCCGACAAACCTTCCCTGCACCACGCGTCGGTTCGCATCATCATCTAATGGCATCGACGACCATAGGATCCCCGTATTCGTCCCCTGGCCACTACTCGATATACCTAGAAACCCACCAGGCATTCCCGATATCTTGCCTCCAGATGCAATCTCATTGCCGCAAGCCAGATAGGTCATGGTCGCATCGGCATTGAGCTTGAACGCTCTGACGGGAGAGTTCTCTCCTTGCGTAAAGAGCATCCAGCCGTGGTCAGGAGAGCGGTAGAATACCGGCGTGCTATGCTGGTGTTTGGTCATCCCCATATAGCCGCCCGGGATCGTCATCGGGTTAGCGACGCTGTTGAAGCCGCCAAGGTAGTCCGTGAAGTTATATGGCGGAGCCAGTAGCTTCGCGAAGTTGCCGTCCGTCTTGCCAGGAGCGAAGTCTGCGTTCTGCGTCTTGCCCATGTCCGCCATGTTGACGGTATAGGCAATGCCGTCCTTGCCAGCTCCTATGATAGCGGAGAAGTCGTAGCCGGTCAGCGACGATGGAATGAGCAGAGGACCACCTGAGCCGAGGTCTTCGTCCTTCACCGTGTTGGCGTTCGTCGGGGCCATCCCGCTCATATCCATGCCGGCCATATCGTTCATCGCGTTCGTCGGCCACAGATGCTCATTGGGCGGCGTAAGGCCCATCTTAGTGCCTGGGAACGCAGGCAGTGTCGGATCCAGTCCGTCCCGCCCGGTATCGCTGTATGGCGACCACCAATCCACACACTCCAGCTTGCCGTCCGCACCGCTTGATGGCGGCGTATAGCGGAGCTTGAAGAAGCACTCCCCGAAGTCCGTAGGAGGCTGGAAGCCCCCGTTGCCGGTCATGCCGTAGATGTAGCCGTCCGGATCCATCGATAGGCCTTGTCCTCCCTGCCAGATCCCGGCTGCGGGGTATTTCGTGCCGGTGACCCACGTCGCGGAGATAGTCGGCGTGCGCGTGACGTCGACGGCTACGACCCATCCCTGGTTGGTCGATGCGCTCTCGTAGAATGAACCGAACGCAATGAAGACGGTCGTATGGCCGTTGCGTGTATCGAGGAGCAGGCCTGGCCGTTGCTTCCGTGGCGTGCTGCCGAGCGTGAAGTTCTGGTAGGTCGCGCCATTGAGAGGCAGGGGAGGGAAGCGATAGTTCCCGCTCGCGAGGTCCAGGCCGTGAAGCTGGTACTGGCCGTTTGCTATAGCTCCGTCGTGACAGTTCAGCGCTACGCAATAGAGTGTAGACGTGGCAAGGTCGATTACCGGCGTTGAGAGTATTCCCCACCAATAATTTATGCCCCACATGTCGTATTGCTTTGTCACCAAACCCGGACGAGCAATATGCTGCTTCCAAAGGAGCTGGCAGGTATCCGTATCGAAGGCGTAGACGTTGTTGCTCATGTCGCAGACATAGGCGACCGAGTGAACCTGCTCGTCCAGCATCATAATGAACGGCACGAACAGGACTTGCCCCTCCGTCCCGCGCGGGTCGTCTAGCTGGAACTCGCCGAGCACGCGGATCCCGTTCTTCTGCACCCATATACTGGTCAGCTTCGTCTCGTCGAAGCAGGCACCGTCGCGTAGGTTCGAGTAGCTCCGAGTGGTTACGGCTCCCATTATGCGCTCCGCTCAGGACGGAACGTCATCAGGAGCGCCCAGGCGAGAAAAAGGACGGCATACGCCAAGGGCTTCTCTAGCGTCTGTAGGTCGTACACCCTATCCAGTTCGACCGCGAACGATGCTCCGGCCAGATACGGAATAATCCGTGCACAGACCGCTCTCATGCCTCGCTCCCGCCGAACGTAGGAGTAGGCTTGGGGTGATCCGCAAGGACGCGCCAGCCGGCGTCCGCAGCCTCCTGGGCCGTCATCTCAATGCCGCCGTAGCCATGGTAGAAAGCGCGCATCGGTGAGCCGCCAACATTGTCCGCGAGCAGCTTAATGATTTCGTCCTGAAGCGCGGTTATGCCCGCCTGGGTAAGCACTGGAGGGCGGTTGCGCAGGTATATCGCCTCTGCCGATGGCATCGCGTTTTCCCAGTACACGGTAAAGGTAGCGCGGAGATAGAAAGGGCTATCCCCAGGCAGTAACTCCTTCTGCCCCGGGCAGATAGCGGCGTGGTCGGTCATAAAGCCTCCTAGCTTCCAAATTCAGAGACATCGAGCGTCTGTGGTGCCGTATATTCGGCGTGTATCGTGAACGGCATCGTCGGCGCTGCTCCGGTAAGCATCTGCGCGTAGACGCTGTGCCAGCCGCGCTCCTTCGTCCTGCCGTAGACGTGCGTGCTCTTGCCGCTCACAAGCGTCAGGCCGTCTGGCGACGTAATGCGCTGCTCGCACGCGAAGCCCTCGAGCGTGCCAGGCTCCATCAGCACCGAGATGTACGTGCCGGCCTCGGCCCAGACGCGCCCGACGTAATGCGACGCAGAGGTGAGGGGACCAATATCGAGGTCGTCCGCACCATCGAAATCCTGGAGCGTAGAGCGCCCAGGAGGCGGCTGATGAACCGCACCCTCCATAGACGCAGGCCCCCAGATGCCGAAGCCAACGCCGTTCGCAGCGGGCGGCACGCCGAAGGTCACGCGACCGTTGCTGTCCGTCCAGCAGTCCTGCGCGTTGTGCCCCGTAAAGTCGTGCAGCCGAACGCCGGGGCCGAAATGCGTCTGGACATTCACCGTATGCCAGCCGGGATAGAAATAATCGTTGGACAGCGCCACAACGCACCCAGGCGCGGCGCCCCAGCCCATACGCTCGAACACATAGACCCGAGCGTTGTTCGTCAGGCGAGGGACGGTACTCCCGCCGGCTAGCATCTGCGCGCACCAGATGAGGTTGTTGATCCCGTCCTCAAGCCCGTAGCAGTCCGGCTCCTTGAGGTAGTCGCGGATATAAACGCACGGCAGGCCTTCGCTCATGAGCATAAGCGCGTAGCCGAGCAGCTTGTTGAAGACGATGGTCGCGAATCCGTTCGTGTCGCTGTCCATGCTCTCGACGAAGGTGACCGCCTTCATCGGGTTAGTCTGGTACATCGCCTCCCAGTTATTCTTTAGACGGCTCATATCGAATGAGCTGTCATTGCACATAATCATTGCCTGATTGTAGTGAAATCCGAAATCGAAGGAACTCGCAAGGCCATCTACCTGGGATACCCACCAGTTGGTATCGTTCGGATTTCCGCTCGCGTATTCGCCGAAAAAGAACTTGCCCCGCATAGCGCCATAGGTCATCCAAGCCTTGGCAAACTGAATGGCTAACCCCTTAGTATCGTCGATTCTCGCGCCATTAGCTCCTGTCGTACGGAACAACCAGTCTCCAGCTTCAAGAAGACCGTTCCATACATAGCCCTTGGGGACTGAATTGACCGGAGCTAGCGGATTCCCAAAGGCAAAGTTATTCGCTGGGTCGGGGACCGGATCGACATGCACATATGGGGGGATCGTGTCGCCAGGAGCAGAAGGGCTAAAGCATCCAGGGTCCTTCGGAAACCTACCGTTAGTCTTGCCCGTAGCGGAGACATATCGGTAGACGCCGTTTTTGCCACCCATACGTTGGTGCGGAACATAATCGAGCAGAACATTCAGACCATTGGCCTTGCAGATCGCAATAGCACGGCGTAACAGATCGCCTGTGCCGAACCTTGTCGGCTTAGTGCCCTGTTGGTTTAGCGTCCCAATATCATAGTCCGAAAAGACACCATACCCGTCGTCCCCCTTCCCGGCTCCCCCTTGGCACTTAAGGGGATTTGGAAACAGCACGTCGGTTATGCCGGTGCGCGACCACCCTCGAGCCCATGACCCGATACGGTCTAGCCACCAGTAAGGGGATGAATTATCATCGTAAGGAGCCGGGACGGCTAAGGACGGGCCGCGCCTAAAATTGGCCCAGAGCATGACACGACCGCTCATTTAATGCTTCTCCTTAGCTCCGGTGTCGCACCGGAGTTCTAATAGCCCGCTCGACATCCCAACCCAATTTGCGCACGCGGCTGTAGATAGTTCCTTCAGCCTCTCCCATGCGTCGGATCTCATCCGCGAGAATAGTCCCAGACTTGGTTCTTATATTAGACCGGGCATTACGGACCTGTTCCTGCTGAGAAGCCCACCGACAGTTCTCTGGCTCGTAATTCCCATTATGGTCGATGCGCTCAATAGTTGGCTTCCCAGGTAGCCTGGGACCCATATCTGCATAGAAATTAGCGAAGTCCTTCCAACGGTCACAGACGACTATTCCTCGGCCTCCATAATGCCGATAATCCTCGCCTTTGGGGTTATTGCACCGATTATTCATAGCGCACCACGAAGCATATTCCGGGGAATCAGCCATCCCGTGCTTTCTGTTCCGGTCACCTAGCTGCTTCTTGTGGACGCACCCGCATGAGGTGGTATCGCCGTTCTTAAGACTCATCGCCTGGATTGACTTCTCATTCCCACAATCGCATTTGACGAACCATTTTGTGCGCCCTGCTGGGGTTTTCTGTGGGTCGAGAGATAAAACGACCAGCCTACCGAACCGCCTACCCTTCAAGTCCTCTAAAGCCATCCCGCACCGCTCCGCTGTGGTGCGCCATCATAGCTATGCAGAACGCATACTTCCAGCGTTTACGGCGTGATAGGCAGCGGTATCGGCGGCACATACGTCCCCGATGCGATCCTGGTCAGCAGGTTGATAAAGCCCAGGACATCGCCTTGGGCGTCTAGAAATAGTGCGGAGCATCCCAGCTTGACGGAGTTCGGGATCGACGCGAGCGCCCCGCCTGGTGTGCTGAAGCCCTTGTAGATATCGCGAGCGTGCTGGAAGGCGTCGAAGGCACCGATAGGCACGACCGGCTGGCCGTGGTTCTGCTGTAGGGTGATGACCCAGTTCGCCAGCACCGGATAGCAGGCAACGGCCAGAGTGTCGTTGTGAGCTGCGGCGTCCGCAGCGGCAGCGTTGAGATCAGCGATATTGATGGCAGCTAATTTCGCCAGCGCGTTATTCAGGTTAGTGTTCGTCTGCTGCTGTTGCTGAGCCGTACAGCCCGCGAGCAGAGCCACGGCTAGGTATGCAATACGCATAGCGCCTTATAGGCATGCTCCACGCTCAGCGCAAAAAGAAAAAGCCCCAGGCGAACCTGGGGCAAGTGAGAGATGCGATTGGACGAGGCACCTATCGCGCTATCCGGTGCGCGCCGCAAGAGTCTCAACGGAACGGACTCGTCCGCAAATGAGCGGCGTTCGATACGCCAAAACCTACGGACCCGGCTGTATGCTTGTCCGTCACGTAGACCGTGTGATGACCCGGGCTAAGGCCGGGATGCTGGAAATAGAACGAACGCAAAGTCACGCCGGAGTTGAAGGGGAACGGCATATAGACCGCCCCCGTCTCCGGAGGCGACCAGTGCAGCGCGATGGAGCCGCGCGAGGGGGTGGTTCCGTAGATGCTGCTGACCTTGCCGGGATGTGGTGGATCGTCCGCGTAATACAGCGTGGGCTTATAGGAATAGCCCGAGAGCGACCCGCTGATGCGGAAGGTCTGGCCGGAGTGCGGATACCCCGGCTTATTGACGATGATCGTCACAGCATCCTCCCGTTATGACTTCGGCGCCTCGACCAGCCGGATTGTCCAGAAGTCTGACGCGAGGTTGGCGTTCGTCAGGTACAGATACGGCATGGTGAAGTTGCCGTTGTCGCCCCACTCGGTTCCCCAGCTATTGCGGCAGCGGAATACGCCGGCCTTGTCGTCGTGGCCGTAGACGATAACGCAGTGCCCGCCGAGGAGTTGCTCGCTCGGCTGCGGCATGGGGACTTTGCCGTCCTGCGCGACCTGTGCGGACTCGAATGACTCGTAGACCGAGAAGCCGATGACGAACGGATATCCGGAGGCGAGGCAGGACTTCATGATCGACAGGTTCTGAGAGACGCGGAAATACTGGAGAGCTTGGTTATTCAGCGCGTCCTTGTAAGCCTGCCTCGGCGGCTTGTCGGCGAACTTGTCGATGTTGTATGGCCAGTCGGATTCGGGAGGGGCGCCCAGCTTCGCAACAGCCTTGATGCCATCTCGGATTTCCGCTCCGGCATCCTGGTCTACGGTGCCCTCGATGACCCTCTCTGCGTAGTAGATAAACAGGCGAGAGGGAGTGAAGTTAGGCGTCAGGCCTTGCTTCATACGCTCGAACTGGAGCGCCGTGCCGATACCATGCGCGGTGCAGCTCCCGAGCTGCCCCTGGTCCAAAACCGGTGGGTTATGCTGCGCGAACACGTTCGACTCAGCCGGTAGCGTGGTCGGCGTCACCAGTCGGAGATACTGGTCCCTGACATCCGGAAGGTCTTTGCGCCAGCCATACTTGTGGATCTTGCGCTTATGCAGGTCATGGAAGCCGGCGTGGCCACTCATGCTAATGTCTCCTGGGTTGGATATATGTGCTTGGAAAGCTAGTCGAGGCCGAGCAGAACTCGCGCCCACATCAGCAGCGCCGTATGGGATGGGGCGTCACCAGCGGGGCCGAAGTCTGAGGAGAAAGAAACGGTCCACACGCCGCCGATATTGTTCGCCTCTATCCCAAGGCTCGCGATGGCCTGCGTAACGCCCATGTAGCGGACCCGATCGGCGATAACCTCGGGAACGCGGCTGCAATACGGACTGTCGTTTAGCATGCGATCATCCCCACCAAATGGCGCGGCCAGCATTATGAGTGGCATCATTGGGCGGTAACGTATCGCCAGCCCATGGGGGCCAGTAGACAAGGCGGTCGTCTGCGACGAAGAAGACCTCGCGCGAAATACCTTGCGTAAATATCCTTATCTGGCCTCTAGCTAAGAGAGGCGGAAGAACACCCAATCCAGCGATGGGCATGCCTGCCCCTTGGAAAAGAGCAGCGCTCCCGGAGAACGAGATAGCTGCTGCCCCTGTTGCGAATTGCTCTGCACCAAGGACACCCCTGCTAGACAGGTCCCAAGAGATGTTAGCTGAGACCGGGACTGAGAAACCGACAGAGCCAACAGCCGAAACGGTAAATGCGGCGCGACCAACAGCGCTTTGTTGGGTAACGCCTGCCCCTGAAGCCGAAAAGACAATCGACGAAGAGGCTGTCGCGTTATCAGATTGCCCTAGAGAGGATACACAAGCGATATCGACATATGCGATCCCATGCGCGGCTGTCGATATAGCCCCAGACGCTGATACCTGAAGGACTGTAGCCTGCCCGGACGCTCCGAGAGGAGAGCTAGCTAAACCCAGCGCCGATAGGCTGGGGAGCTGAATCCTGGCAAAGCAAACTGACCCCTGGCCGGCAAATCCAAAACCTGAAAGCGCCAGGATCGTATTAGTCCCCAGACACCAGTCCGGAGACGTAGCGACGCACGCTAGCGGGATTACTGTCGCGGCGCCGGATGCCGCATTATGCTGGTCTATCCGACCGACAGCACTAATCGATAGGACCGAGTCAGAGCCGCTGGCGTTTGTGCCAGATGAGAGAGTTCCAGCGGCTGAGAGAGAGGCGAAGCTAGTAGAGCTAGACGCTAGGTCGGCCTGATTAACGTGGCCAGTAGAAGAGAAGGCTAAGGTCGCCAGGCCATTGGCGACATCGACCTGGCCGGCCTGTCCTACCGCCGCGAGCTGAAGAAGGTTGGCTGCGCCTGATGCCTGACCAACCTGCTGCTGCATACTGGCCGAGCAACTCAGGTCGAAGAAGGTGACGTAAGGCCCAGGCTCGTTGCTTTGCTGAGCTACAACCTGCAAGGCTGGCAGGTCTTTTAGGGCAATGTCCCCCTGCTGCTCGCCCCAAGCGAAGTAGTAGTCGAATGGAGGATTTGGCGTGAGCGGTCGCCATGCCGCGATGGTCTGCCGCAACTGGTCCGGCGTCGGGACCTCGAACGGCGCTCCCCAGTTTCCAAGACCGAACGCCTGATAGCTCGGGACAATCGCTTCAGGCGGAATGCCAGCAGCTACAGCGGCATTGAAGTTTAGAGCCAGGATCGAAGTATCGAACCCGCCGTTCAGGTCATCCCGGACTGGATAGCCGTCAATGCCGTAGTAGTCTATGTCCGTATTCGACGGGAGATAGCCCGTGAAGCCATTATACTGGTCATATGCCGGGGCATAGCTACTGCCCAGGTTAGCGATCCAGATGAATGTCTTGGTGCCAGGGAAATTCGTATGGATATAGTCGGCCTGCGCCTTAAGATTCGCAGGGTCGTAAAACGTTCCCCATGTCCCGGACGGATCCGGGTCTGCGGTATCAGCAAGGTAGAAAGCGAAGATCGAATCAATGTACGGCGCGCACGCCGTCATCATGTTAGTGAATGTGGTATCGACACCGTTCGGGTTGCCGACATATACCAGCGCCTTAACGCCGGTCGGCAGGAACGGAAGAAGACCAGCGCTGGCTACATCGGCAAGAGTGAAGCCTAATGTCTGGAGATTGGGGTCGAAGTTGCTCGGCCAGTTAGCATTCGGAGCAAAGTGCCAGGGAGTCTGGGGGCCTATCGGCGTTCGCAGGAACGCAGAAATGCTCAGCACACAAGAGCCGACCATTCCGAACTGAATGGTAGCGACTCCGGTTGCAGGGTTCTGACCTACTTGTCCCGCTGCACCGACAGCAGACAGAGTAAGTAGCGAGGCCTTTCCGTATGACCAGTCGGAGATCGTCGCGGACGAGGTGAGGGCCTCGATTGTCCCCGCCGCTTGGGCGTGGTTCGACTGACCTAGCGATACAGCGCTTGAGAGCGCGTCTATCGTACCAGAGGCAACGGCGCTATTGAACTGCTGCGCTGTTCCTACCGCAGATAATGCGGAGATGGTATCAGTAGCGGATGCTTGGTCGTTTTGCCCGAGTTGGCCGCTGGCCCCCGTCAGCAGCGGTAAGGTAGCTTGACCAGTAGCGTTTGTGCCAGACGCCGCATGACCTACGGCCGATATGGCGAACGCGGTCTGAATCCCGGATGCTAGGGCCTGTTGCCCTGCAGTGCCCGAAGAAGCGTAGCTCAGCGTTGCTCGGCCGTAGCACCACAGGCTTACCGTTCCATTGCCTGTGATCGGCGCAACTGTCGCTACGCACGAGGCGGCGTTGGACTGGCCGATCTGCGCCGTAGCAGAGAGCTGAAAAAAGGTCGCGGTGCTTGAGCCGCGATCATATTGTCTAGCCTGACCAACAACAGTCAGCGGAAGGAACGTCGCAGCGCCGTAGGCCCAGTCGCTAATAGACGCGACAGAGCTAAGCGGGAGGAATGATGCAGTGGCCTGGGCGTTGTCGGACTGAAGCGCTGTTCCGGTACAGCTTAGTGCGAGGGTTCCCGAGCCTGTTGCTGAATTACTAGTCGGAGCTGCCGGAACTGCAACATCTACACCGGCTAGTACATCAGCCAGGGATGATGAGGTATGATCTGTCCAGACTACTGATGATGCACTGGGCGCATATGCCGCCGTCCCAGCAACGTGTGTAGCATCATGGTAGAGATTGGTGGAGCCAGTCGTATTAAGATACGGGCTGGTATAGGTATTTGTGTTGTTCGCCGATGTGCAGAACGAGATATTGCCGCTTGCGCCAGTCAGCGTGATCGTATGCGAAGTGCTTGCAGCCGGCTTTGCCGAATTGAAGTTCTGGAACGCATTCGCGATCGTATCCGTCGCAGTGCCCGTGAAGGACAGCGCATCCAGAATGCAAGTCAGGCTGCCGGTCCAGGAGGCTCTTAGTGTCTTGGCCCCCGGTGTCGGATTAAGCAGACCGAAGATCCAGATCCAGCCGCTGGTTATGTTGACAGAACCAACCAAGGTCATCGCCTGGTTGGTTCCGCCGTTGTCCCAGGTCAGCGTCAGACCGGATAGGTTGTTATTCGAGTTGACGACCGCGAGAAGCGCCGTAGCGCTGCTGCCAACCGTCAGAGTCGTTAAGCTTGCAGATGTGGTCGCGGTCCCGACAATAGTCGGAGCCGTAGCGGAGGCATCAACCGCAACTGCCATCAGTCATCCTAGTCTCGCTATAGGCCTTACCGAATAGTGCAGGGTATGATGAAGCTTCTAGTAAGTGTCTGAAGGTCAGATGACTGAATCGTAACGCTGACCATATATTCGTTGCCAACGCTCCCGCCACCTAAACGCACCGCTACTCGGGTCCAGTCCTCATTGATGGCCGGCGTTCCAAGGCTATACAAATCAGATGGGGCACCATCGTTCCTTATGACGGAAACAGATGGGGTCGAGTTCTGAGAAATGGTGTCACAGTCTATTGCAGCCAGAGGACCGGAGAAGTCACATGCAACGACCGTCTCGTCTCCAGGCGCTATACCGTCCTTGAGCCTCTTCAGAGTACGGGCATCAGCTCCCAGAGGGACAGACCCGGGAAGCCAGGTGATGGATCCGCTCATGGCTCAGTCGGCCCAGAAAATTACCTGGTCTCCCTGTTCATAGCCGATTGGCGTAATCCATAGCTTTGCATGTGCAGCGACGATCTGCTCCAACTCGACCAACACGGCTGCCTCGACTTCGCTCATCATCTCTCCGCTGGCACTGAAGCTGATTGTCCCCGACCCGCTCGTGATATTCGGGTGTAGGAAAGCCGCGCCCGAAGCCGTGATCTGGAAGAACGATGCCAATGCCTGAGCCGGCACGACGGTATTCAGCATCGTTCCAGAAGCAGTCATCGGCAGGAACGAACCGATGCCAGACATTGCGCGTCCGAGTACCGCCACGCCTGATCCGGTGACGATAGGAATCGTAGCGGTGCCGGAAGCTGACATGCTCTGGTTGGCTACGACGGAGGCAGTTATCCGGGGGAGAGATGCCGATCCGCTTGCAGCGACAACCTGCCCCATCCTGACAGACGCCGCCACCGCGAACGTAGCAGCTCCAGATGCCGCCAGGACGAACGACGCGGTCCCCGAGGCGCTCATACCGAGGAGCGTCGCGATAGCCCGCACAGGGCTTCCTACGGCGGCGGTAGCGGCAGCCGATAGAGCAGGAGCCGTAGCCGCAGCAGACGCCCTGTCGAAGCCCTGAGCGGCTCCTAAGGCCGATAGCGAAGGGATCGTCGCCAAGCCTGTAGCCGCGTCGACCTGGCCGAGAGCCCCGGATGCCGACAGTCGCTCCAGTGATGCGGTCCCACTCGCCATGTCCTGCTGGACAGCCGTAGCAGCCGCTCGCATCGCCGGTATCGCAGCTAGACCGGAGGCCGAGACGATCTGCTGCGCCTGACCCGAGGATGAGAGAACAAAGGCGCTGGCCGACTCTGACCAGAATATCTGTTGCAAGGCCTGCGCCGCGCAGGAGAGAGAGGGTAGCGTCGCGAGACCTGTCCCGAATGTCTGGCTTGTGATGTTCGGCTGGAAGACGTCAGCAGCCAGTAGGAGACCTGAGCCATCAGCGGCTAGGGAGATAAATGCGCCGTGGAACTCCTGGGAGAATTCCGCCGAGAATTCCGAAGAACCGTCGAGCAACAATACCGGTAGGACTGGCTTGGGAACGGCCAGCACTTCAATAGTTGCAACCCCGGACATGAGGTTGAACGGACTGATTAGTCCGGCAACAGATAAAGGAAAGAAGCCAATGACCGCACTACAGGAAGAGCCGATAGCGGCACTCACGGATAGCGTCGGAACCGTCGCCAGCCCGGAGGCTAGATCGCGCTGAACTGCCGATGCTACGCAACGTATAGCGAGGAATGTCGATCCAGATGCGCTGGCATTCGTCGAACTGGTCAGAGGCGCTACAGTGATGAACCAGTCGATATTAGCAGCGCCTACAAACAGCAAATTCGGAATTGCTGTCGCCACGCATGAGAGCGTCAGGACATTGACCGTAGCGCCGAGTTGATCGGCGATTCCTACAGCCCTAAGGTCAAGAACATCCGCAAGGCCGGTCGCGTTCTGCACCGAGGCTCGGCCACTCGCAGAGATCGTGAAGAACGATGCTGTAGCTGACGCTGGTTCAGTAAGTGCGGCGCTGGCGCTAGTTGAGAAGCCTATAGTGCAAACGGTGGAGGCCTGATCCTGACCAATGGCCGACGCAGCAGCCAGCATAAACATAGCGCGACCACTTCCCGTCGCGCCATTGGTATTGAGCGCCGTGCCGGCTGCCCGGAGCACTGCAAAAGTAGTAGATCCATTTGCGGAGTCGGTATTCGGCGTCAGCGATGCCTGACCAGCGCACCGCAAGACTTCAAGCGAAGGCGTCGCGCTCGTCGCGATAGAGTATTCCCAGGCCCCTGGATCCCAACCGATACGGGTATGGCCGGCGATATCATCAGAGGCTGGTACGTCCGTTGAGTCCGCTACACCAGCGACGATCAACGCTGACCCGGTTTTCAGCTTCCAGTCAGAGACGGAATTTACGAACTGGGCTGAAGTCGTAAGCCCTAGCTTATTCCCCCCATTGTCCGTCGCGTCCGTCCCAAGGCTGCTTGCATCCGTGCCGCAATGGTCGAACGGAAGAGCTACGGATGACGGATCAACATAGACGATCGGGTTGTAGCCGAAGATGGCGCAGTTTCGGACGTAGCAATTGCTTACGAGGCAAGAGAATGCCGCGCCGTTTGTGGGTGAGGGGTTGGCAGCTATAATAGTGCTGTTTACAACCTTGCTGGAACTCCCACTATCCCAAATGCCGATCGTTATGCCGTAGCCGCCGGATCCCTGACGATCCACGATTAAGGTATTGGTGATTATCGTGGTGCTGCCGAGATCAAGAATGCTCCCGCCAGCCGGCGAATATCCATCAAAAATACAATGATTTAGAGTAAGACTACCAGGAGCGCGGGCCGCGATAATGGAAGAGCCGCTTGTTGATATTGGGTCCTGAAACTGCAATCCGTCGAAGATTACGTTCGGATCGGAAACCGTGATGTAGTTCGTATCTCCTTCTGTGCTCGGGAGCACGAAGCGGACGCCGTTGCTTGAGTTGAAAGCGAGCGCTTGGGTAGAAGAGGAAGCCAGAAAGTCGCGGAAGCTCTCTCCAGGAGCGGCCTTCAGCGTGATCGTATTCGTTGAGGTAGTCGTATGGCCGGAGAGGTGGAAATACTCTACCCCAGCCGTTGTCGAGATAGCCCCGCAGTCCCAAATCTGGCCGACGACAGGCTGTGTCAACGTGCCGGGAATGCCAGACGCCCAACTGGCGACGGTTACATAATCGACGGACGCGAGGAACTTCCACGTAGCCGCCCCGTCAGTAATTGAGGAGCCTGTGCCGCTTGGGCCACCGGAGCTAGCGGATGTGCCGCTCTTCGTGCATTGGTACGCATTGCCGCCGTTTGAGCGCCGGTTTCCGACCGTATAACTGGTCGACGGCGCCCAGGCGGTTAGTCCAACAAAGATATTACTGGTCGTCGTCATTCAGGAACCGGATAAGGTCTCCGCGCACTCGTTGTATGACATCGCCCCAGTCACCAGCGACGCGCTGTCGGAATATCCGCATGGCGGGGTACCACTCGGTATTCTCGTCGTGCCACTCGCCCTCTTCAGGCCAACGCCAGCGCCAGCATGAATCGAAGCGCGACAGCATCCACGTCGGCTTGTCCAACGCCGCAGCTAAGTGACAAACGGCGCTGTCGATCGTAATCACGAGGTCCAGTTGCTCAATGACAGCCGCCGTATCAAGGATGTCGTAGTCCTCCCCGATAGGCTGCATAATCCTCTCATCATCGACCCGATGATTCGACTGTTGCAGCGAGACAAACTGGAAGCGGTCGGAAAGCGCCAACAGCGGCTCCAGGAGAGGGAAGGGGACGCTTCGCCGCCTATCAATGGCGTAGGCCATCAGATGGTCCGGACGGCTTGCTCCGGCCCATACAAGCCCCATACGCAGCCTTCCGTCTCGCGCACCGATAGACCGCTCTTGAACAAGAGCATCCGGAGCAGGCAGAAAATACCGCTGGTTCGGGATATTGTCCGTCCGCTGGTCAAGGATCGCGGGTGCATCCAGCATCGGCAGAACGACGTCGCACCGCATGACGTGCTCTTTTTCCGACTCCATATGTCGGCCTGCAATGACATCGTAGTCGCCGTCCATAATAAGCCGCCGCGCCATGCGCTCCATCGAGCGCGGCACGCCGATAGTCAGCTTGGAGACGTATTTCCGCAGGATAGGCGCATACCGAATGAACTGGATGCAGTCGCCCAAACCCTGCTCATGGATCAGAACCAGATGCTTATCGCGTAGCTCGTCCAACGTCTGGGCAACCGGCAGGCCCAGGTCGGCGATCTTGGACTCAGCCTTGCTCTGGACAGTGTCGCGTAGCCGATACATATGCCACGCCTCGGGCCAGTTGCCGTTGCCCAGGAGGATGAAGGACTTGTTGTAGAGCGTCCCCTTCCGTTGTGGATCGCGGACCTTGTGCTCCAGCATCCACAGCGCCTCGTCGCGCCGGCCTAGCTCCATCAGGACGGTAGCGTGGTTGTTGACCACATCCTCGTACCATCCGCCGTTGGCGAACTCTTCCACATGCTCGTAGCATGCCAGCGCCTCGTCATACCGCCCTAGCATATGCAGCGCGAAGCCTTTGCTCATCTCGGCGTGCAAGAACTCCGGATGCTTCTCCAGGCACTCGTCGAACGCCCGAACCCCGTCTTCATACGCAAGCGTGTGGCAGAGGTTGATACCGCGCTGGTACAGAAGCTCACGGTTGTCGGGGAACGCCTCCAGCCCATTGACGACGAACGCCATCGAGTGGACGTACATCTTCTCGTCGCAGTAGGTCTTGGCGCAGTTGATAAACCACTCGACCCGAGGCTTCGTCAGCGACAACGACGCGCAGGCAAAGTCATATCCCTGGTCGTAGTTTTTCAGCTTAGGTAGCGCAATGCCGCAAATGTGGATCGCATCGAACGCCAGGCTGTCCTGGAGAATACGAGCGCCTAGCTCAGCCGCCTTGTGGTAGTCCTCCCGCCCGTAGGCGTCGAACATCTCCTCCCGGCGCTTGAGGAAGTCCGGATGGACGTCAAAGTCGATACCCATCAGTAAACCTCCGGCACCGCAAGAAAGTCGTTGCCGAAGTCTCGGATCAAGTATCCCAGGCTTATTAGCTTCTGCTGGAGGATAGGCTTATCGACCTTGCCGTATTCGATGAGCATCATCGGACGGTGCAGGCCGATCGTCTTGGCCGCGCCGTCCAGGACTTGCATTTCCATCCCCTCAACGTCGACCTTGATTAAATCGACGCGGCGGAAGGTCCACATATCCAAGGGGACAAGGGAAACGCGCTCAACCTTGTCCGGATCGTTCCCGCGCTCCTGGCTCAGCGGCTCACGCTGCCTCTCCCCAAACTCGATAGAGCCGAAGCTACATGGCTTGGTGTAGTCGAACTGCGGAACATCGATCGTGCCGTGGTGGTCACCGACTGCCGCATGGATGCAGTAGACGTTGGTCCAGCCGTTCAGCGCTACGGACCCAGCCAGCATGTTGAATATCAACCGCTGTGGCTCGAACGCATAAACCGCGCTGCAATAGGGCCGGAGGGCGAAGGAAAACGTCCCGACGTTCGCGCCGATATCGACGAAGACCGCTCCCGGTCGCTTTTCGATCAGCGAGATAAGGTAGTCGATCTCATACCACTGCTGGGCAATCCCTCCAGAGCGCAGAGGCGGCGTCTGGTTCGTATCGCAGGACGGCAGGATCATGTCGCCATAGCGGGTCCGCGCGACCTCAGAGACGAGGTTCTCCGGGGGCGGCTCCTCAGGCTTAGCCTCAGGCTCTACATTGCCTACCGCGACCGTCGCCCGCACCGAGAACGGCTGACGGTTCATGAGATTGATCGAGAAGCGCCGCCGCCCGCCTGGCACAAAGCCATGCATCACGGCGTAGTTGGACCGCGTGAACTCCCCCAGTTCCTTTTCTAAGTCCGGAGGAAGGATCGCAATGACGTCGTGCGCTATATCGCAGATCCGACCAGCCTCGCGCGCCATAGCCTTGATCCGGCTGATTTCCGGATAGGCCTTCGGATCGTGTGGCTGCGGAGGAATAAAGCACGTCGCGTCGTCGATCAGGATGGCGTGCCGATGCGGAGAGCAGAGGATCAGCATCAGCTCTTCAATAATCGGGCAGTCGTCCGGCCCGTTGCCGAACAGCCCAGCCGCGTTATGCGCGTCCAGCCAGAACAGCGCAGGCCCATCGAGACGAGCAACAACGCGAGGCAAGATGGTCCGTGAGTCGCCCAGCCTGTAGGTGATGTTCTCCAGACCGTCGCAGCGGTTCATGGCCTTCTGGAGAAAGTCCTCGTCGATATCGAGGGTATCGACCTCCTCGAAGTGCAACGCAGCCCATTGGGTAGACTCACCCTGATAGGTGCCTGTCTCGACAAGGCGCTTAATTCCGATACGGTCGCGCAGCTTTAGCGCGAACTCCGCAATCGGCGGATCGCTCAAGTGTCCCATGATGATTAGTTTCCCAGCTAATCCCAGCAGTACATGCGCAACGCCCCTCTGGCCGCTGGGAGAGCCAGAGGGGACGCGCTAACCAGAGGGGCGGAGGTGCCGGGGTGGGCACACCTCTGGTAGCTCAGTTAGCCTTGGTTCTGTTGGTTCTGCTGTTCCTGCCGCTCGCGCTCGAGACGCTCGTTCTCCTCGCGCTGCCGACGAGCTTCCTCAGTCTCCTGCGCGTGCTCGCCTTCCGCTGCGGGCGCGTCATGGACAACCTCAGGGTTCGGAGCGTTGTCAGCCGCCGCAAAGCGCGGGTCTTCGTCCACGCCCTCGTTCATCGCACGCTCCAGCCGCTCCTTGTCGGTCGGCGGACGGTTCGCAGCCCAGGAGGCGTTCATCTGCGGGTTGGCGTAGACGGGCTGGTTAGCGTCTACGGCCTGCTTCAGGCCTTCCCCGGGCATCACAGGCATCTGTGGGCCTGCAATGGCAGGGTCGGGAGTGAACGGCGTCTCGGGCATCGCAGCCGCTGCTGAGCCGTGTAGGACCTGGGGATGGCCCTCTGGCTGCGTGCCGGGGATGATGGTCCCGTCCGCATTGCGCAGGCCATGGGGATGCCCAGGCGAGTTCGGCGCTGCCGGCGCCGGACGGTCGGCTTCGTCGGTCATGTTTTCTAGAACTCCTTGCGTCGAAATGACCTCGCCACGACAGCGGCTATCGACGCGCTAGCGCCGCTGTAGGGATGGAAAATAAATCGAGGAACTATGCATTTTGCACTGGACAATCAGCGCGGAACGTCGCATATTGCGACATAGAGAGGGAGAGGCGAGATGGCTAAGTTCCTGTTCTTCGCAGACCTACCGAACGGCGAGATGGCCATGACAGTTGATCGTGCTGACTATGACATGGGCGACGGCAAAATGCCGCGCATCTGGACCGAAGCTACTGGATGGGTCCGCTGCACTCGCGTAGTCCAGAGGAAGTCCAATCCCTCTATGCATAAGTGCGATACTCGCTGCATGTTCGCGCAAGGGCGCACTATGAACTGCGAATGCGCCTGCGGCGGAAAGAACCATGGTAAAGGCAATATCGTATGCGAGGCGGCATGATGCGCCGCCGCATGCACTATCCACTTCGCGTCATGCTGATGATGCGAACAGTCTTCCGCCAGAGACTAAGACTACTACCGTTGCGTCTTGTTCTATTGACGAGATTGGATGAGAGAAAGCGCAAGTGACGGGAGCCGAGCTAGTAGCCGCCCTAGACACGATAGGGTGGTCTAACCGTAAGCTGGCAAAGCGTCTGAGATGCGACGAAATCCGCATTCGTAGATGGATACAGGACGTATCACAGGTCCCTCCGAGCGTCGCTAAGTGGCTCTCTACGCTAGCCGCATTCCACGAACGCCACCCGGCTCCTACAGATTGGAGAGTGAGGAAATGACGATACACACAGATGCGTTGATGCCGTATCTGCATGGAACAGTGGTTTTCCTTCTTGTTCTGCTGTTCAGCGGGATTTGTGCCCCACCGATCCTCGATGCATTCACGAGAGGAAGGCTGGTCACCGGAGGTGTCTTTAGCCTGATTTACGGCGGGGGCGTCTTCCTCATCGCCGGCGTTTCGACCGGCTACGTGCAGTTCGCGCACTGAGGAGTGAGGAAAATAGGATGCTCAGTAACAAAGACGATATGACGCTGATCCAGGAACTTATCGAGGCCGATCTCCGGACGCGGTTTGCCATGCGGATACGATGCCGCGCGCAGGGACACGACTATGAAAAACATGGCAGCATGTCCGCAGAGGGGACGCTTACTCGCGTCGATCTGGTCTGCAAGTGGTGCGGCGAAAATAAACTAAACGCGGAGTGAGGAAATGAAACGCACCCTGCTAGCCTCATGCGTCCTGCTAAGCGGATGCTACGTCGATCCCAACACCGGACTCGTCTACTCAACGCCGCAGTACCAATACCAGTCGGTCGCCGTCTATCACTACCAAGTCCCGCCACCCAATCCATACTACCAGGCGCGGCAGGACCAGCCCTACTATCAGGAATGGCGACAGTCCGCCGAGGAGCAATACAACCAGTGCGTCGCTAGGGACCAGGAGCGCCGAATGTATCAGCAACCGCTAGAGGACTGCGGAGGGTATTTCCGATGACGGACAGTAATGACCAGTCCAAACATCGCTGGTGGGATAGTGAAAGGCAAGAGTGGGCATATCCGGAAGACGACAAAGCCCGCCTGGACCTCTACTTCTGGCAACGAACGAGTGACCTGGAGCGCGAGAAGTCGCACCTGCTAGAAGTGATCGCCTCGGCCCACGAAGTAATACGCCATGACAATGACCTCGCCAGCGCAGAGACAATGCTGCGAGAATGCCTTGAGAAATTCGGCATTACTCCACGCTAGGTTTGCATCTCGCATAGCCATGAGGTATCCATCCCGCGCGGAGGAAACCCATGGCAAAGCTGCTGGAGGAGACGAAAGTCGTCCTCATCGTAGGCGCTCCGGCGCTGCTCGCATCGCTCGGCGTAATTCTGCTCCTGAAGGCCACATGCGGGTTACTGTGGAACTCTAGCTGCCAAGTCCGAATGGTAGGCGTCCATCACCTCGACGAGCCTATCCAGATAGCCCGGACGCATGTGCCACCAGAGCTTATCACGCCGGTAGTGCTCGGGACGTACAGAGGACCCTAGGCGAACAGCCTATCCCATTTCTCCCTGTCCCGCTTCCACGTCGCGCGTAGGTTCGCGATCTCGGCCTCATTCGTATGCCCCGAGCACGAGAGCCCAGTGTTCCCGGTCTCTAGCTTCATGTCCGGATGGCCGTAGGCGACCAGCTCTACGCGAGCGCGACCGCACTTTACGCAAAAGCCGTTCTCGAACTCGTGGTCCATTATTGTTTCGCGCGGCATTGTCGCTTTGCAATTTGCATAGAGGGAGGGTATAAAACGGGAACAGCGCGTCGGATCAGGACACGCTGCCCCTGACCATTACGACTAGAAAGGACAAGAGCCGAATGGCTGAGAAGACTATAGCACGCCCAATGCGTGGAGATAGATGCGCCCGCAATCCGCTGCGGGACCTTTATCCGGTAGAATACCAAGCCTGGGTGCAGCTTAGACAGAGATGCTACAATCCAGATAACGAAAGCTACTCGAATTATGGCGCAAGAGGCATCCGCGTCGAGGCTATATGGGATACCTTCGAGGGCTTTATGGCCACCATGGGGCCTAAGCCATCCCCAGACCTTAGCGTCGAGCGGCCAGACAATGATGGGAATTACGGCGCTCAATGCTACTGGGGAACCCCAGATGAGCAGAACAACAACAATCGGCACAATCACCCGATAACCTATGACGGACGAACACAGAACCTAGAGCAATGGTCTCAGGAAATCGGGCTTGACCATACGGCGCTTCTGAAGCGGCTTAGACTGAAGTGGACTATAGGTCAGGCGCTAGGGTTCGAGCCTCCTCCATTCAATCCCAAGGCCCACAATGGGACTACCGTGTCCGAAAAGTTGGCTTGTGGCGTCAACCGGACGACTTACCAAATGCGAATCGCTTCGGGATGGACCGACGAAGCCGCGAGGCAGAATGTCGATGGGCGCAAGCACAAGCAGAACAAGCATCCGAAGTATATCTACGTCAGCCATCCGGCTCTTGGCGAAGGAGAGTTCACCATTCAGCAGGCCGCTTTGATCGTAGGAAAGAAACCCAACACGGTGACTGTAGCAATAACCCGCAGAGGGAAGACGCCTCTGCAAGCTCTTGGACTGGAGAAGTAGGGGGCTCCGCTCCCCCCAAACTCATTACTAAGACGCAGTGGTTTGAAGCACAAATGACGTCCAAAAATCTTGACACTGTCTCGCTAGGACAGCATGCATCCGATAAGAGATGCCTTTCGCTTTCGCCGAAAGTTGAGACTACATCATCACCCCTTTGCGGGGGCCGGGCGCTTCGGAGCCGCTCGGCTCCTACTCCCTTGCGGGATAGTCGTTGAAGGTTCCGACGATCTGTCGGCTTCCCTGCTGATTGCCCAATCCGACCACTTTTCAAACCGTGACGCCTGCCATTCCTGGCTTCGCTGTGGTAGGTCGGCTCTAAGGGGATTCGAGCAATTCACCCAGTTATTCAAAGTAGATTGCTCTACTAGGCAACGCGTGCTAGCAACTGTGCTTCGTTGTCGTTGCTAACGTCCATTGTGACCTGGACTGTCGTCGTGATAGACGTGCTGCCTATGACGATATCGGCGCTCGACGTCCCCACGCTAAAGTCAGCGAGCGTGGCATTCTGCCCGCTAGTAGCCGAGTAGTACGACCACTGGCAGGAGTTGTCCGCGACGGCGTTAGAAGTGCCGCTCGGACCACCAGAGGCCGCAGCGGTGCCAGCCTTCGTCAGCACGTAGAAATTAGCGCTGTTGCTGACGATGGTAAACAGGTTGGCGTAGGTCGCGTTAGCGGTCCACGCTGCGCTGTTCAGGGTAGCGCGGGCGAAGGTGACGGTTCCGTTTGCGCCTGGCGTTACGCTTGTGGCGACGAACGAAGCGGTAGCGGCGTCATTCGGGCTAGAGAAGGCTGGAGCGCCGAAGGCGGTAGCGGAGAAGACGAAGGTTGCGAGGGCGGTGTTGGTGCCCGCAAGCGCCGTCTCCGGGGTGGCTGGCTGGGGGTTGTTGTACATCACCAACCGGCCGTTGTTGAAAAGTGGGAGGATCTGATTGAGCCCCCACGAAGCGCTGTTCACAGCGAAGTTCACGTTAAAAGCTCCTAGTAAATGAGAGGAAAGGGAGGTCTCTCATCACTCGGCGGCGCACGCACGAAGGGGCGTAGTTGCGGCGCGTCTTTATGCTCCGCGTCGCTTTGTGGGAGGGGCATAGCGGGCGCGTGAGGCTTGATTGGCCTTAGCGTCGCGACTGCTCTGACCCGTATGTGGAGGAAGCCGAGCACCTAGACGTACTGCCCGCCTGTTGCCGTTGTGCCTGCTGTAGAGCCTGGGAAGAAGGTGGTCGACTGGCCGCTAGAGATGATGCCGTTTGAGGTCGCACTGTATCTCGGGCCGTTGGCTGTCCCGCTGAACGTCATCGTATTGTTGGCGCCTACAGCGACTAGGCCTGCGGCTTGGGCTGCTGCGAAGCCGCCGGAGAAGGTCGGAGTGCCTATGATCGTTGCCACCGAGCCAGGTTGTCCGGTCTGGATAGAGCCTGCTGCTGCAAGATAGTGGGAGCTAGCGGCGCCGGTTATCGTGTAACTGGAGTTTACGGTTATGTAGCCCCCGGACTGCGCCCACATATGGAATGAGGCAGCAGTACCGAAGCTCATCGCTCCGTTTATGGTGATCGCTCCGCCGCTGCCCGTTACGATGCAGGGAGCAGGGGTTATGCCGCCGATGGTTCCGGACGCCGCCAGCGAGAATCCAGAGACCGTGATCGATGCCCCAGACAGAACCTGGATAGGGACCTTGTTGCTCGTGGTGATGAGACAACTGGCGGGGGTCAGGGTGTTTCCTACGAACGAGACTGTGTTCCCTGCTCCGAGACCGAGAATGACTCCATTGCATGTCATGCCAGTCTGGTAGGTGCCGTTCGCTACGCTGACGGTGACGTTGAAGCCGTTCAGGTCGAGCTGCGTGACGATATAGTTCCATGCCTTTTGCAGAGTGGCGAACGGAGCGGATGCTGATAGGCCTGTGTTCGAGTCGCTGCCCGTAGGAGAGACGAACAGGCTCATATTGCCCAGCAGCTTTGTCCGCCAGACGCCCTGCATGGCGGCGACGAAGTTCGCCTCTAGGGTAGCTATGGTCCCGTCGTCGAGCGCGTCCTTTCCTGAGAAGTCGCAGATGAACTGCGCTATCATCGAGGAGACTATGCTGGACTGACGAAGAACCTTATTGACCTGGTTCGACTGCGCGATGCCGGTCTGGAACCCGGTTGGTAGAGCGGTCATAGCGAGATACTGAGACTGGCTCAGCACGTTCGCTCCAGCGGCGCTCGCAAAGCTCTTGAAGTCATTAGTAGCCAAAGTGAACGCCCCCTAGATAGGGTTATATCGATATGATCGTGATGCTCGGATCCGGGAAATTGAGCGATGAGGTCACGCCGGCATTCACTGGGATAGTGGTCCGCGTGCCATCCTGAGTAGTTGCGCTTGTCATCTGCCATACGTTTGCTGTGCTGTTTCCAGAGCTATTCACAGGCCAATGGCTAAGAGCTACGGTCTTGCCGTTCTGCGCTCCCTGGCCGGCGTTGACGATCATAAGACCGAAATGGCCGGTCGACGGCGTACATGCCATCGTTAATAGGTTCGCCGCGTTCGTTGGCACGTTCCAGCGTGATCCGGTGACTGTACGTATTTGCTGTCCGTTAGCATAACCCGCTGGAGTAATCGGATTGCCAGCGACATCACTCAGGAAGCCGGCAGGCCCTTGCAATGCGGAGTCCCACTTCCCCCAGTAGCAGGTTACAGGAGACGAATTTGCCGACGTAATCTTCTGGATCGCATCCCAGACGGCACCTCTGTAGTCCCCCTGTGCAATATCCTGCACTGACGAGTCCATATTACCGGCGGGATAATATGCACTCGGCTGATACGCGACCTGCGTAGCTGCCGTGCGAATGCCGCCGGCAAAATAGTCGGCGAATGTTGTCTGCAATTGAGACATAGGCACGCCGCCCGGAGTCGGCGATCCCTCAAAGAAATTGTCCCATTGGAACACGTCCATGCCAGGCACAGCGCTGGAAAACCCGGACCACCCACCATTGACGTTACCCGCGAAATCGGAAACCGGACCGATTACGATATATGTGCCGCCCCCCGGAAGAGAGACATTCTTGCAGTTTGCAATGATCTGATTGTAATAACCGGCAGAGTCGTCTGTGTTGGCCGGTTCATTCTGCCCGCAGAATCCGATAACAGGCAGCCTCTTTCCGTTGGGCATCGTCTGGTTCTGAAAGAACAGGGCCATGTTGTGTATCATCTGGCCGTATAGAGTCTGGTTAGTGATGTTGAGATCTCGCCAGTTCAAATTGAGAACGATAGCGGAGACCCCCAGCGGATCGACCTTGTAGAAATTATTTATGAGGTTCGCATATGCTGCTTGATTTACGTTGGGGAACGTTCCCCATAACTCTGGCGGAGGTGTCAATTCCATCCACAGGCCGGGGCACACTGTCGCCATCTTGGTCTGATATTCAGTTGACGTCAGTAGAGCGAATGGATTCCCGTTGGCTACGGAGAACGAGCCGACTAGGCTACCGTCATTGGCAAATGCCCCATCGGCTACCCCATAGAGCCGAGGTGAGATAATCATCTGCCCTCGGCCAGAGTTCTGGTTCGTTGTTCCCGGAGTCGGGTAGAAGTAGCTGGACGAAAAGTCGGCCGTCATGAACGAACTAAAGGCAGCAGGACCAGGACCGCCGGACGATGCCTGAGAGACGATGGTAAACGGCGAAGGACCAAAGGGAGAGTTCGACGCGCTCGATTGCGTCGCGGTTAGACCGATCGAATAGTTGCCAGCCGTCAGGTTGCTCGCAGAGGTTATCAGGCTGCTGCCTGATAGCGAAAAGCTGGAGGAATTCGCCCCGCTCAGCGATACTGAGCCACTGAACGTCCCGCTGCTTACCGTGACAGATACAGCGCCTACCGTCGTCCCAGAAGGCGCGGTAGAGGACACGGTGTTGTTGGATAGCGATATGCCGGTGATCGTCAGCGGCACGCCGCTCGGAGAGGCGCAGGCGACCCACCCGGTAATCGGGGAAGTCGTGGTCGGCCCAGTCCACGAGAGAGAGCCAGACGTGATCGTCCCGGTCGGCGTAAGACTGTACCAGTTATTGCTTACGTCAAGTTGCCAGACCGTTGATCCGATCAGATAGATAGCTTGGGCATGGGATATAGTATCTGTCTGGCCGTTCACTACGGGATTGCCGCTGCCATTGAGCGACCAGACGTTGGCCTTTGTATCCGTAAATGACCCACTACCCGGCGTTGCCGTGGGATACGACGTCGTCCCAGCCCATTGCCACCAGCCAGGCGTTCCGAATGAATTCCCGTTGCTCTCCTCGTGGTAGACGATATGGCTCTGATAGAAGACCTGGAGGACGCCAGACGTCGTCGCGTCCGTCGTGCCATTGTGGATTACCTGCCCGCCCTGGCCTGTGATGGTCCATGTATCGAACGGTCCGCCTGTCGGCGCGGCCTGCCCAGGCGTCTGAGACGAATAGATCGTCTGGCTTGATGAAGTGACGCTGGAGAGGTTCGCGGACTCCTGGGTAACAGACCCCGTTTGGAAAGGCCCCGCTATTGCAGGCGAGGACTGAAGCCCAGTGATGGTGTCGACCGCAATTACTCGAACCCAGTAGTTCACCCCCACAGACAGGCCCGTTATAGAAAAGCTGGCAACCGAGGATGTGCCAGCTTGTGTCCAAGGTCCGGTCGCGGATGTTCCGTACGAAATTAGGTAGCTATAGCTCATCCAGCAATCCTTGAAGTCTTTTTAGACAGGATGGCCTTTAAGGCTTGGTCGCGTACACCCTGTAGTAGTCAAGCGACGCATAGGCCGGAAGGCTGCCGTCTGATGGCGTTCCATCGCCGGCATTATAGTCGGCGCCATTGGTGTAGATGTAAGTTCCCATGGGTTGGGTCTTCCAGTCGCCGCCTGGCGTTGCATGGGATGTGCCCACCTGGACTCCATTTATAAAGCAGCGGATAAAGTCTGATTGCCAGTCGAGCCCATAAATGTTCGGTCGGCTAATATCGAGAGTGGTTGTCGAATAAAGTGTTATACCTCCTGTCTGGAAGCCTGCACCACTCCCCTGATTCCCGTCATCAACCATCTGGAACCAGACATGCGATACGCCGCTGGTGTCGGTCCAAAGATAGATATTGAGTTCAACGCTCCAACCGTCCTGCACGCCCGGGAAGTGGTTCTCGATATCGAATCCGAACATGAAGCCGTTCACCTTCGGAACGGACACCGAGAATTCGTGGTAGCCGTAAACCCGGTAGCATCCTCCCGGCGTGTTGAAGTTGTTGATGATTGTGCCGAGCAGGTGTTCGGTAATTCCCAACCCACCCGGATTGACCATCACACCAAGGCGCAACGCGCCGCTAACCAAGCTATAGAGCGAGGAGGCAGACGGCGTGGCGATCGGGTTAACCCACCAAGTAGATACGCCCGTCGTGGATCCGCCCGGAGACCCAGGAACGCTGAATTCCCACATATCTCCAGACTGCCACACCTGGTGCGACATCCAGGATCCCGAGCTAAACTCGTCATCGAAAATTGCTGAGATTGGAGTAGAGCCGGGGAAGGCGTTCCACACCTTGACATATTCAAACTGAGCGGTAACCGGCAGTGATCCGGGGCTACTTATCACACCATAGAAACTGGTAGGGTCGGCATCTCCCATATAAATTAAAGGATAGAGAGGGACGCCGTAGCCGGATGGCGTCGGCCATGAGCCCTGGGCTACCCTATCGATGTAGAAAGTCGTCGTCGTCGGCGTTACCAGGACGCCGTACTGGTGGAATTGGGAACAGTCTACGGTCCCGACTCCTACCGCATTATATGTGTAGACGTTCTGAAGAACCTGAGAAGAAGCAGCGTCCCACAAGGCGAAACCGCCGGCCTGGAACGAAGTCTGGTTCGTGTTTATCTGAATGACGTCGATTTGGTTCGCACCTTGAGTGGAGTAGAGAATAAACCCGGCTCCCGTACCAGTAAGAGGCTGGACCGCCATCTTGACTTCAAAGTATCCATATGTCTGCGAGAATGTTAAAGCGGTCTGCAACTGAGCGGAGATATAAGGGAGGTTATTGACCGCCGATAGGTACTGAGACGGAGTATTATCGACTCTTAGGTTCAGAACACCGTTAGATACTGTATATATGCTTGTAATAGGCGTCGCGGGGTTGAATGGGTTTAGCACCCACATATCACTCCCCGGGTTGCCCGCATTTAGCGGAGCGTAATCCTCTGCTGGTTGCCACGTTTGTCCCGCAGCGGGAGCATAGATATTGTACATATTCAGAGAAGTGAACTCATCGGAGAATGTCGGATTATTCGGATCCGACCCGCCAAGGATGCGGGGATCACCGCTTGTGGATGTCCATACTCCGTTGTTCCAGAAGGACCACGATAGCCCCGAACCAGAAGGAGGCGCTGCGCCTGGTCCTACCCACGTTGAGCCGTTCCAGAAGTACCAGTTACCAGACCCCTGGTCCTGCGCGTAGATCGTGTCCGTCTGAGGGACGTAGGTAAGCGCTCCCGTCCCGCCTCCTCCCGGAACAGCGGTGCCGTTCTCTAGGACATTTCCGCTGGCGTCGATCGTCCACACATTGCCGTGGATGTCCGTAATGGACCCGACCCCGGGCGTGATGGTGGCGATCGTTACCAGTGTCGCCTGATAGACTGCGCTCTGGTAGTAGAGCAGTTCGATAACGTTTGAAGGACTCTGGACCGATATGCCATTACGGTCGATCTCAAAGCCCCCGCCCACGCCTGCCATCGACCAGTGAGCGCCAGCCGCATCGACAATCTGCCAAGTGCTGTTGTTGACGAACGTCCCGGAAGGAGACTGGCCGAGCGTTATATCTGTGCGAGGATCCTTCGTCGCCGATACCCAGGCCGACCCGTTCCAGGAGAACCACGCATTCGCGTTCGTCTTACGGTAGACCGTGCTATTCCAGAATAGGAGTTCGACGGTCCCTGTCGTGCCGGAATCAGAAACACCTCCATGAACAACCTGGCCGGCTGAATTGATCTGCCAGGAGGTTCCCTGAGTGCCGATGATCGTCGCGACTGTATCGGTTACATCTGTCTGCTGCGGAGACGCTGTAATCGCCGGATCGCCGCTATATGGGATCCAATTTCCACCGAGCGCATCGCCGCCGTAATAGCTCCACGTAGGCGCCGTCGTAGCAGGACCGCTCGCGACTGGACCGTTCCAGGAAAGCGCTCCAGAGGTAATCGTCCCGGTAGGCGTTAGGCTATACCAAGATCCGGCTTGGTCCTCTTGCCACACCGTCCCGTTGACCAACTCCAGGAGCTGCGCGTGAGAGACCGTATCGATATTACCGTTCACCACCGGATTCCCGGAGGCGTTCAGCGACCACGCATTGCCGAAACTGTCGGTAAACGAGCCGCTCCCTGGCGTAGCCTTCGGCGTTGTCGTCCCGGCCAGCATCCAGACATTGTGGTTCCAGTAGACAATCTGCTGGACGCTGCTGGTGTTCTGGAGGACCGTGCCATTGCGCGATACCTGCACGCCGCTCGCTGTCCCGCTGGCATAGAGAGACCACGCGTTGAGGCTTGCGTCGTATAGCGCGGAGGGAATGGCCCAGGAGACGCCTAGAGACGAACCGGACGCCACTGAGATGATAGGACCGACAGATGGGACAGTCGTTGCCGAGGAACTGTTGACCCGTGTGTTCTGCGCGGACTCAATGATAGAGCTGGCACTCGTTATGACCGGCCCAACAACGCTCGGGGCCGACTTAATACCAAGGACGGTATCCTGAGCCGTGATCCGGAAGAAAAAGCCTGTGCTGCTGGAAAGCCCGCTGACGATGTCGGTCGTAGCGGAGAACGGCGAGCCGGAGACTGTCGTCCAAGGACCGGATGAAGCGAGAGCCTCTTCTACGATGTAGTTAACGCCCATCTAGCTCACCGTAAACGCTACGGAGCCGACGACGGCGCCATTCGCCACGACGTAGAGGACATGCTGACCAGCCGCGAGCGACGGGAGCGTAAATCCGAACGACGTCTGAGTGACGATAGCTCCGGAAGGTAGGCTGCTGAGAGCAACGGGCTGGTCAGCATTCCATCCGAGTTGGACCGCCGAGGAGGTGGCAATCTCAGTAATTCCGCCGACCGCTGGCAGCGTCGGATCTACCACGTATTGCAATGTTGGCACCGAGGTAAACCCAGGCAGCGAGCCGGAGACCGGGATGCTTGACGTGTGCGATGCTCCGGAAATCGGGTTGATAATCACCTGAGGCGTTGTGGTGACCGTTGCAACGCCCGCCGCACGGAGCGTCATGACGGTAGCAATGCCTACCGTCCGAGATGTCCCGACAGAACCGACAGCGGTCAGCGGCAGGATCGTAGCCAAACCTGCTGCATTGGACGCGGCCTGTATGCCGAAGCCAACAGCACTCAGGCCACCGAACGTCGCGCGCCCGATAGCCGATATACCGCCCGCCGTGCTGCTGGTCGTGACGACGATCGGCGATGATACCGGGCCAGGACCGGACGGGTTTACCGCATAGACCTCGAAGGCATACTGAGTACCGGGGAGGAGGCCGGAAACGGTCGCAACCGTGTTCGGCGTCGGCGAGCCAGCGGCTTGATATATGCCAGTCGTGCCGTCTCCCAGGACGAACTGGACCTGGTAGGTATATGGGCCGATGCCAGTCTGTGGAGCGATCCACGACAGCGTCACCGAGGACGACGTCACAGAGACTATACCAAGGCTCCTGACAAGGCCCGGTCCCTGGCCGAGCGCCCCGCCCCATGCGCCCTTGTCCCAGCCGGCGATCGTGGCGTTGTCTACGTCGAAGCCGAACAGAGCAACGCTGTTGATCGACGTGATTTCGTAGTTGACGCCTACGCCTTCGGGGTTGATCGGGAGATATCCCCCCTCCAGAAGAGCGGTAATCAGCGGACTGGGGACGACGCCGGATATCCCGACCGTCATCGTCATATCCTGGTTGTCCTGGATAGTGACGATAGACGCCGGGTTGTTCAGCAGAAGTCCGAGGGCCTCGGCAGCCTCGGCTATGGAGCCATCCCAGCTATTGAGGATGACCTTGGCCTTGAGCAGAGCGCGGTAGGTATCATCGTCTAGCCGCGTCAGGCCATCGGTCGGATCGAATGGCCCCTTCCAGACGCCCTGGTCGAAGCCAAGCCCTACCGTGTCGAACGAAAAATAGAGGTTCGCAATCGGCTGCTCGACGAAGCGCGTGCGCCCGATCCATTGGCCTACTGCGTCAAGCTGGACGCCGATAGCCGTGTCCAGGTCAAAGGTCGTCAGAAGTGAGCGTAGGAGCGCCTGGGAGTCGAGAAACGGCTGGATAAGCGCCGTTACGTAAGCGACGAACTTTGGTTGATTGGCGTGTTCGGACGTAATCCGCGCCAGGTAGCTCGCGAGCGTCGGAACACTTGAGGCCATATCATGGTATGCTCAAAGAAACAGTTGCCGATGAAGCCTGCGCTGCCTCGTTGAAGGCTATGGGCACGTCGGCGGAAGCCGGCGCACCGCCGCCACGAGACATGAGAAGCGAAGTCAGGTTGAACGTCGTGTTGTCCGTCCCGGCGATCGAAAGCGCCGCCCAGATAACGTGGGTCAGGTAGACGTTCGTCCCGATGGGAACCGAGTTGATATAATTGACTACGGCAGCAACGATCTCGTTACCTACCGTGCTCGTAAAGCCCTGCAACGCAGTCAAGTGGATGACGACCGTGATCTGAACGTCTGTCACCACGAAGAAGTTGTATGTGTGCGGGATGTTATATGCGTCCAGGACGATTTCGCTCGTCGTCCCGTAGGTTCCGGCTCCTGGCGTCTTATGGGCCGCAATAGCGTTCGCTATCTGCTGCGTATCGCCGCCCTCGACGACGAAGGACACCGAGTGAGAGGGTATCCCGTTGCTGTCCGTCAGAGACGTGTCGTTCTCGTAGACCCGAAGCCGGGTAACGCCGTTGACCGCAAAGACAGCGCCCGTCATGCCATCGATGGCCGTCACGCTCGGGAGCATGGTCGAGACCGTCTGGCGCGCCCTAAGAGCGGGATCGGACTCCAACGGAGCGCCGGCCAGAGCGGACTGTAGAAACGATGCCGACTGCCAGCCAAGGATAGGCGTTGCGATCGTCACTGGACCGGCAGGCGACGTTATAGCGCCTGCTACGGAGGCTGTAGCGGTTACAGTCGCTTGGCCCGTCGTATCAATGACAGTGACTGTCGGAAGCGTCCATTGGTTGCCGCTGCCGTCCCGGACTATGCCGTCGAGGATCACCGTCCCGGCCACACCAATGCACTGACAAAGTGCCGTGCTATTAGTCGGCAATTCTCGCGCTAGGCCATTGATCTTGACGACGCTGCTAAGGCCTACGCCGACTGCGGTAGACGGCGAGTAGCTATTGTAGACAGCCGTAGCCATCGAGTTCGTGTCGTAGATAGCCTGGGCGAAGATGCCGAGGAGCTGACCGTCCTGCCCGTCGCTACCAAGATAAACGTCCGAGCCGAATATCCCCTGCACCTTGCCCTGCAAGTATGAGAGGATGTCCGTGAAGGCCGGACTGTGGATACCAGTATCATCCACATAGCAGGCGGTCGGGCTAGTCGTTCCGCTCATCCGTCACCCGACTTCGCCTGAGGTTATGACGATCACGGCGTCCCATTGGTCGGTATTAGTGGGGTGAGTGAATTCAACGTCTATGCAACTATTCGCATTATCCCGCGCGATAGTGGCTCCTATCCCCGTTGTCGTCCCGACCGACCTAGTTCCATCCGGGTTTACGGTAGTAGTCACACCATCTAAGAGCGTGCTGGTAGACGTATGGGCAATAATATGTGGGCCGACACTTCCGCCGCCCCACATAGCCGCCCAACTGCTTCCCGGCGTTGTCTTGTCTGTGGCGACGAGCATAGCGGTGAAACCGTAAGCCCCATTGAGCGGCACGTTCATGCAGTTCGCAGAACCCGCCGCATTGCCGTCCGATGTTAGCCTGATAGCGCCACCCGATGTGGTTCCCTTGCCGCGCAGGACGATCTTTCCCGTCTGGGCGTCGCCTTGTGTAGCAAAGTCCCCGCTTCCCCATACATCCGCTCCTATGCGACCATTGTCGCTAGTGAAGCCGCCACCAGCCCGACTATATTGGGTTCCGGTAATCTTATTACTCTGCCCCCCTCCTATGAAGGAGAAGCTAGAATTAACTGTCGAGTTGTTCTCTCCGCCGATGATAACGGAGGCGGTCCCGTTCGTTACGCTCGTATTTAGCCCACCGATAGCGACCTCAAACGCGCCTGTGGCAGCACCGCCGCACAGTCCCATGATGATACTGTTTTGCCCCGGAGCGGCAGGGGAAAGATTGGTGCAGAATGATGAGCTATACCCACTCAGGTTAATGCCGCCATTATAAGTAGGAGGCGTTATGAATGGATATGGGTTGCCTATGAATGTATAAGAAGCGCTGGTCACACCTGGCGCGAAGTACGGCTCTGATACCCCGTTAATCGAGTCCACGCCGTCTATCTGGATATTATGCGGGGCACGAGGGACGACAACCGTCCATGTATCTCCGGCACTGGCTGAGCCGGACCATGGGAACACCATGTCAGTAAATGAGAGGACGCCACTCGATACCGTTACCCCGGTCTGGCTGTTCCCCCCAGACGGAGCGGTTATATCAAAGGTGGTGGCATTCTCCGCTGTAACCGTATAAGTGCCGGTAACAGCTTTGGCGGTTATACCATAATCAAACTTGCAAGTGGTGCCGCTTGCCACAGAGCCATTGTCATATCCGGGCTCTACGGCAACTCCCGTGTCAGTGCTCAGACGCGCTATTGGCACGTAGTTGGGAACGCCGGAAATCGGGCCTCCGCAGGTGAACTGCATGTTCACACCCAGACCTGCAGTGGAGGCGAAGTAGATGTGTCGCCCGTCACCCTGTGCATTGGTCGTCAATGTGATCGGCGTATCCGCGCCGCTACCCGCGTTGCCCGCTCCTGGAGTCAGGGTCGCCCCGGCCCTATAACCGAAAACGCTAATTGCCGTCCCGGCATGGTAAACCTGCTGGTTGGAATTAGCCAAGTTGCTTGACGTCCGGTTCCCGTTGGGCATTAGGTAGTTCGAGGGGGCGAACACGACCGGAGACCCAGTTCCTCCCGGCTGGCGCGTCGCCTCTAGGTCATAGATGAGGTTCGTGTCGCTGTTCCCAAAGACGATCCCATCCCCGTTCTGATACCATGCGCTTAAGTAATGCACACGGTTATAAGAGATGTTGTAGCTTGAGCTACTGTCTCCATTGAACAAGATCCCTGTCGGGGAATAGGCGCTGTTGGTCGAACGCGAGATGATCCATATGTCGTTGCTCTGCGTTCCAGGGGCGTCTGTCAGAGTTGGCTGGGTTGTCAGCAGCGCTCCGACCACTCTAGGTTCAGCAACACCAATCCTGATCTGGCTATCCGATACGCTAGAGAACTTTGCACATATGTCGGCGAGAGACGCGCAGTCGAACACGATGTCGGTCACATCGGCAGAATACAGGGTCATTGTTCCGGACGGTTCAACGTCCAGCATAGTCCCATCAGCGGCTCCGATCCAAAGAAGCCGGGTCACTGACTGCCACCTGTTAAACTGGGTATTGTCTCGCTTATCGCCAATCCCCGCACCCTGAAGGTGGACGCCACGAGTATTCTGGGTGATCGTCGTCGCTAAGCCGAATAGGCCAGTCGGTATCATCACTGTGCGACCACCAAGCGCGACAGCCTGGGCAATCGCCGCGTTGATGCACGGTCCTACGTCGTGCGTCGAATCCCAGGTACAAGAGCCATAGTCCACGGCCTGGATTACATCGTTTGCCCGGTCGGATGGAGACCTGGCTGTGCCGCCTCCAGTTGCGGTAAAGGTAGTGGACCCAAGACTTGTCGGCGATAGCGGGGTATATCCTAGAGACGATGTTATGACGCTAGGCTGGAAACCAGGAGAACCACCGACTGCCCCGTTGATTGTTGGGGTATTAAGAGTCCCACTGTTTACATCTGTCTTGCTAGAGAAGTAGCCCTGCCAATCTGTGACCGACGGGATCTGGCCCTTCGTAAAGGAGGGAGCACTCTGCGCAAAAGCAGAGCCAGCCGTCAGTACGGCCCCGAACAGGGTAGCGACGAGCACTTTCATCCGAGGAAGTCCACCCCTATTCGCCCTGTGCCAATTGCAAAGTCTGTAGAAGGACTTGTCGGAGCGGTTCCGGTACCTGGAGGTGTGGGAGTTACCGTCTGCGCTCCGCCACCCGTCTGTGCAATGCCAGCGATCGGCAATAGCACATCAGAGACTGGCACTACTCCGTAGATCGTATCGAGAGACACCGAGACGTTGAACGTCCGCGTGGCACGGTCGAGGCTGCTGCTATAGCTCAGGATGACGTTTACGCCAGGAGTCGTCAGGATCCGGTTGCGGATGACAGCGTCCCGCGTTGCCTGCGTATTACGCCCCAGGACGCCCGTAGGCCACGCGGTCCCGTCCGTAGTATCAAGGAACCACTCCCCACTCCATAGGGATAATCTCGTCTTTACAGCCTGCGCAACGGCGTCCGGCGTGTTGACGTAGAACGCGGAGATACCGCCGCCGAGGCTATAGTCTCCGCTTGCGTCGAGGGCTCTGTAGCGCACTCTTGCGTCGCTCCTGGATGTGGAGGAGTTCCTCCTCGGTCAGATCCTCGATCCGCTGCATTTGATTCGACGCTCTAGCGGTCGCTGCGATCAACTCATCAAGCTTGAGCTGCATAGCAAGAGTGTCGCGGTTCTGGCTGTGCTGGAGGAGGAAGACCATAAGGAAGGTGATGATCGTCGTGACCGTGTTGGCGATAAGCTGCCAGGTGTCAGAAAAGTCGAATAGCTGCCCGGTAGCGAGCCACGCTATGACAAGTATAACCGCCGAGACGAAAGCGTAGGCATGGCCGCATTGCACGGCCATCCACCGCGCTAGCCGTGCAAACTGCTCGTTCATTCCTAAGTCCCTGGAGTTGGTGGGACTGTCTGGGCGGCAGCCGGAACACCAGCTACGCCGTGCCTGTGAGTAGACAGCCCCACCTGGTCTGCCGTCCCAAAGCCGCCCGTTACCGTCCCGGTGATCTGCAAGTTGCCGTTGATCTTCACCAGAGGACAGTTAATCGTCATCAGGCTCGCGCTGTTGACAGTCACGGTAGGCGCAGTGACCGTAGCCGAATTGTTGGCCGTCACGGTCACGCTAGAAGCGCCGGTAATGTTGACGACGTTGTTCTGCGCGTCCGCCTCTATCGTTATCCCCTTGACGACCAGCCTGACCTTCTCGTTGTCGTTATCGACCTCGGCATAGATCGACCCGTCGCTCGTCCGGAGCTGCGCCGTCGTCGTCGAGAGGTTGCTGATCTTTGTGGCTTGAGACCAAGGCCCAGGTATCGCGAAGCCGTCCGACAAATCGTGCATTCGCAATTCTCGCTGCGTTTGCACTCCGCCTTGCTGCCACCAGTTGTCGATGCACCGGGAGCTGAAAACGATCAGGCATTCGTCCCCCTGCTGCACCGGAAACGTCAGCGCATATTGCCCGCCCCGAGGAAAGATAACCGGGACGTCGGGAATGACAGGCATGACCTTCCATTCCTTCGTCTGGTCTGGCCCCGTATAGAGCGCGTGTAGCGCAGGCTGGACCTGTGCCGTTATCGTATCCGCATCGTAGCTGGTGATGATGCCGGGTAACGCGGTCCAAATGCCGGATTGTCTGCTCTGAATAGCACTTTTAACCGCGCTCTGGGGGTTTTCGTAGCGTTCTCGGTCTTGCATTATAGAGGTGTCGTCCCCGGCGAAGGTCCTAACACAGCCGATGCAGATAGAGGCGGAGGGGGAGGAACGTTGAGGTTAGCTTGCGGCGTGTTAGCCGTGGGATCTACCGATAACGCCGTAAGCCTAGTGTACCACTCGCCGCCTCGCGTATCACCGACGTGGCTCGCGTAGATCACGACATAGTCTCCGTCGCTATTCAGCGGAGGAACCCATGCTCCCTGGTTCCCAAAGGCAGCATTAGGAGAAGCCGCCCGTTGGTTTATCGTCGCATTAGCTGCCGCAAGGCGTAGCTGCGCAATCTCACTATTATTGAAGCGAACCCGCGCTCCCCAAACGACACTTGGGTTCAACAAGCACATCGCCTGTATTCCCGTTTCAGTCTGTTCCGGAGTTCCTATCTGGCCTGTGGCCGAATTTATGATTACTGCCTCTCCAGGACGGACAGAAAACTTTGGGAGAACCTGGAGCTGGTTTTGATAAATGTTCCAAGTGCACGAATAGGAGTCAGCAAAATCGTCAAGATAATCGCGTGTTAGCCCATGCATTACCTTACCACGAGGAGCCGGCTGGGCCTGCAAGCCATCGGGAGGGCCGCCATATGTTGCCTGCCACGGAGAAAGTGAATCGGCACAGTGTTGAAGAACATCCTCGCTCGTATAGCCTTTTGCTAGGCTCTTGGAGAGGAATCCGAAATTATGGGCCATATCTCCGTCAGCCGCAAAGATGTCGATGTATGTATCTACATTGGACTCTTTGCCGGTACGGAGTTGATAGATGTAGCCCTGGAATAGTTGACCAAAGTTCTGCTGGTAGCCGGCCTTCAACACGACCTGCGCCGAAGTCTTCCTAGGAACTCCGACTATCGTCGCACCGTTCTGGCTTGCTAGACCTACAATCCTTTCCGTAGTGTTGGAACTCAGGTTATAAACTCTTGCATGTAGAGACGCGGGGGTATCTCTCGTCCAATAGTTGACAGTGAAACGAATCCTCAAGACATTCGGCTGGTCAGGACCCGCTAGCTCGATACCATTACCTTGCATGTCAGCAACGACGAGGGAGCATGCTCGCAGCCACTGAGCAGCGCTACTTACTGTCTGGCTCACTTGCTTCTTGCCGCCGTAAAGCTATATAATGAGGCACGCTCCCCAGAGCGCATGGCTTGGTGTAGTCCGGTCAGGCGATGTATGGCGCGGTGGGGCTTGGAAGGGCAGTGTCAGGTATGGCACGGCTGGGTAAGGCAAGGAGAGCGGGGCTTAGGCTCCGCTCTATTTCTTTCTGTCCAGCCCGATCATCATGAGCCGACGAACTGCTTCTGGCCGGGTCGGCAAATCATCCTGAACTCGCCGCCAGTCATCCAACCGTACTAGCTGCGACCGCTCTAGCCGTACGTTGACCGCCTCGCTATCTACGCTTGGCCTGCCAATTTTCTTTGCCGATTTCTTAGCGCCGGATATTGACATGCCCAATACATAGCGCTATGCAATCTGCATAGCAACACGGAATACATGAATGCCGTGCCAGGGTCTAATCGGCGACTACTCATGCTCTGGCTGGCGCTCACTTGCTCAGCATATCCGAGAGCGCGACGGCAACCGATGCCGGGGCTGTAACCGGGGGCAGGAGACCATCGCGCTTGAGGTTCACCATCGGACCTACGGGACTCCGGGCCGCCCATGCGGAGCGTGTTATCTGACTGCCGTAGAAGACGACGACCTAGTTACCCTCTGCATTGAGTGCCACGAAGCGGTGACGAACGTGCGCCGGAAAGTGCGCTACGCCACCAGAAGCATAGAGATCGATACGATTGACCCTCCTGTGGCCGTAGTAGAGCCAGTCAGGAGGGTTCTGATCGTTCCCGTCGAACTGGTTCCTCCTCCGGTAGCCGCCGGAGTCGTAGTCAGGCCTAAGAAGTTCAATCCATTCAGCGAAGGTTAAGTATGCACAAAATACTCAAGACACGTCTAATCTCTGTTGCGCCATTTATCATGCACAACGGTCAGACTGCCGATCCCCTAAACAAGTTCGCCAAGGCGATGAAGGAAATCAGCGGCAAGCGGAAGAAGACCGAGGCGGACTTCATTGAACTGGCCCGCATCGAGTACTTCGCCGGCCTTTACATCGATAAGGATGGCCCAATCATCCCATCCGTAATGCTAGAAGCTATGATTACGAAAGGCGCGGCAAAGGCCAAGAACAGTAAGCTAGCCGAGGCCGGAGTTATCGTCGACCAGCACGGTTACCTAGAATACGACGGTCCTCGGACCCCGGAGGAACTTGTCGCTGACGATCGGTTCCGGCTGACAGTTCCTGTCCGCATCGGCCAACAGAAGGTCATCAGGACGCGCCCAATCTTCCGGCAATGGGCGGCTGACATCGAGATCAAATACCTGGATGATATCATTAACGAACGCGACCTGCTTACCGCACTGCGGGCAGCGGGCACGTATGTCGGCATCGGTGACTGGCGCCCGCGCAACGGACGCTTCGCTCTCGCTGCCGATATGGCAGCCTTGAAAGAGGCGGCCTAGGGCTTGGTCAGGTCAGGCTCGGTATGGCTCGGCAGGGCAAGGCATAGTTGGGCAGTGTCCGGTCAGGCTTGGTATGGCTTGGTGAGGGCTTTCATAGCGGGGAGGAGGCGATACGTCGCCTTCTCTTCGGTGCGAAAGTACCGCATGGTCGAGTACGGCCTGGTCAGGTGAGGCTGGCTATGGCGCGGTCTAGTCAGGTCCGGCGATGTTGGGTATGGCAGGGAAACTACTTTATGATACGAGTACTGACCGTCACGGCAGCAATCCTATTAGCAGGATCTCTAGCTAATGCGGATGAGATCCGCTGGTTCGCGGGGCGCTATGTCAACGTTATGGATGGCTATGCCTATAGCGATCCCGACTCAATGATCGAGTGCTCTATAGATAGAGACTGGACAAAACCTCCGCTACCCCAGTTCCGGCATAAGCCGGCCCATGGCTCTTGTCAGCATGTCCTTCGTTCCGCAGCCAATCCTGGCTTCGTCCCATTTAGGGACGGATGGTTTATCAATACCGAGCCACCATACGCAGGTATTATAGGTATGCAGTGCGGCGCGACTGTCGGCCAGAAGGATGGGGGATTCTGGTGTGACTGGCCCCCTTATGGAACCACAAAATAAAGGTGCCCAGTCGTTCCAAGACCTGAGAAGTCCGGAACGCCGTCCGGATCACCGTCGACCTGGACCATAAGCGCTCCCCCGATGCCGAGGTATTCGTACTGGTAGAGTAGGTCGATGCCTGGGATTAGTGGCAACCCGGCGGCAATCGAGTTGCCAGTCGTATCACTGATATCCAGAAGCCAGCCGTCCAGCACGTTAGTGTCGAAAACCACATTCTGGCTAAGCGTATCTGCACCGATGGGTGCGCCAGATATTCCAGCGTTGGCCTCATGGTAGGTCAGCCTCATCGTATAGGTTACGCCCGCAAGCTGGATAGAGAATTCCTGCGCTTGGGCGATAAGCGGGATCTCGTACCATGTAGCCATCAGGCCGCGATCCTCGTAATCACGTTCCCCGTCTGAAGCGTGTCGCTGAACGTCGACGCCTGCTGCTGCGGCTGAACCGCACCACGCTGCGCTACCGCCGCCGTAGTCTGGGGAGAGGACTGCGCCGAAGCAGGGGTGATCTGCGCCGCCTCCGTGGAGACGATGATAACCTCTCGGCAGACCATGACGGCCTGGAGCGCGTATTCCGAGGCGCTGTTCGTCGTGATCCCTAGGCTGATGACCAGCATGTTGAGGTAGAGGCTCTTGCCGGTCGTGATCGATATCAGCGACGGAGGAGGCCCCTGAAGCGCCAGGAGCTGCTGGTAGACGTCCTGAACCCGCGTCTCGTAATAACCGCTATTGGACCAGGACCAGCGAAGCGTGACCTCGCGCGGCTTCTTGTATGCGTGGTCGGCAATGACGGTCCCGATCTCTACGGGGTGTTCCGTAACCTGGACGTCGTCCCGGCTGGTTTCCTCAATCACGCAATCAGGTAGGATAATGCCCCATGGCCCGCTGATCCCCCGAGGCCTCCGAAGGAGGAGAACGTCCGTGACCTCTAAGAATGTAGCGGCAGCAGAGAGCGCCGTGAGAGCGCCACTCATTGGAACGCACCTTGCTGGTTGCGCTGAAGGTCTGCCCAGTGCCGGCGGTTATATTCGTCCCACGCGCGACCTACCGCGTTCGGATCAGCAGATGTGTTGATGGTGACGTTGTTGTTCTGCGTGATCGAATTTCCGGCCTGGAAAGAGTCGCCTTGCAGCCTAGGGTCGGCTCCTAGAGCCTTGGCGTAGCTTAGACGCTTTCCTAGAGACCTATCGTCAGCGCCAGGACGTTCGTTGAAATTATAGTCCGCGACCGTCGCGCCTAAAATATCCTTCGTCTGGCTCAGCATGAAGCCGGCCTTCGCCTCGCTATGCTCCTGTTCCCACTTCGCGAAGTCGAGCTGCTCGTGCATCGAAGCCGACGTTAGCGGCTTACCGTATAACGACTGGAATGTAGCCTGCCGCTGCTGGTCCCACTGCCGCAAGCCGGCATGGCCCGAAGCATTGACGACGGTCGTGCTTAGACCGCTCTCGGCCATCATGTTCGAGACCATGCCGATAGCCTGGTGCATCGGCACGCCCTTGGACATGAGGTATTTGACCGCCTCAATCGCCTTCGGATCGGTGATGCTCTTTACCGCGTCCTCGCCGCCAGACGCGCCGCCTCCGAATAAATGACCGACGATCCCTGCGCCTAATCCAGTAGCCCAGGAGCCAAAGCCTCCGGTCCCGCCTTCGCTCATTCCCTCAAGCGTGTCGTTCAGCTTGGCCATCTGAGTCGATAGCTGTTTGACGTTCGTCGGCAGCTCCGCCCCCTCGGCGACGGAGACGGGATTCAGATAGCTCAGGACGTGGCCCAGGCGCTCCAGGAGCGAGGGACCGCCGCTCCCCTTGTCTAGTAGCAGTTCCGGGTTGGTCGGCCCCTCACGCGCCCCAGGAGGCGCCGCGCGGAAGCCTGGGCGGCTGCGTGGATCTCCTATCTCGTCCTGCCCAGGACCGGCCATCTCGCCCTGGCCTATCGTCATCCCGGCGTAGACGCCGCCAGCTACTCCAGCGAGAGGGCCGAGGAAGCGTGCTGCCGCACCCGCTCCGCGCAAGATAGTACCTACAAGCCCCGTCAAACCCGCAGCAAAGCCAGTGCCAGTCGCTGCTACCGTTGCGCCCGCTGATACCGCCGCACGAGCGATGGCAGCAAACCCAGTTACGAACGAGACGACAAAGCGCCCGACGAAATAAGCCTCTAGCGCATGGAGTGGGGTAATCCAGCCGTTCGTCGCCTCGGCCAGCTTTCCCATGAGTTCTAGGAGCTTGCTAAGGCCGCTCTCGATCTCGCCCCACGGCAGGAAGCTCTTTCCGGTCTCCTGGAAGCGCTTGTAGTCCTCGAATAACTGAGACAGCAGCCCGATCAGGAGCGCTATCTTGCTCGTCTCGGGGAATATGAACGCCGCCATGATGGCAGCTATCGCCGTGACGATCTGCTGCTGGTCGGCAGGTAATCGCTCGAACCACCCGACGACCTTTCCGATCATCTCTACCGCGCCGCCGAACGCGGAACTGATGTGCTGGCCTATCCGGTCTAGAGTGCTGATGATCTGGTCTGAATGGCTATCCAGCCAGCTAGTCATCGTCTGGAGAGCTGCCGTCATCCTTTGCAGGATCGGCAAGCCCTGATGACCCATTATATCATTTAAGCGTAGCTGGAAGCTCTGCCACGCTCGCTCAAAGAGCGTCGATTGCCTAGCGAACTCGTCTGGATCGAAATGGAATAGGCGGCGCGCGAAGTTGAACTCTTGGACGCCTTCTCCGACCTGGCCACCTCTGGTCAGAATCGCATTGAAGAAATCGGCACCGAGAAACTTCTCAAACTGCTGTCGGATAATGAACTGTTGGCCGGCTGACTCACGAGCGAAGCGCTCGCCGAAGTGCTGGAGCTGCTGGGTTAAGGAGCCAGGACCGGCATACTCTGTAAAGACTTGCGCCCACCCAGGCTGGGTGCGCATCATATGCGCGAGGTTAGACAGAGCCGTCATGGTCTGCTGGGGAGCTAGACCTAGCTTCTGCCAAGCGAACGTCAGCGCATCGATGTTGTTGACGGTATCATTTACCGTCATAGCTAGATACTGCATCTGCGAAGCGCTGCTCGCCATGTTGGCGACAGCCGCAGTTACAGCACCAGCAGCGCCTGCAATTCCGGCGCCAAGGCCGATAACGGCATTGGACATACTGGTGATGGCATCGAGGAATCGTCGTTGCGAACTCTCATCGACCCTATATCCAAGAGTCGCTAAAAATTCTTTGATTACGACGGTATCAGCCACGGATGGACGATTTTCCTGTTGCTACAATTGGCGGCATCAGAGAGGATATTCCGATGTCTGAGAAACCTGTTGAAGATCAGCTATCCGCAATAGCATCAGAGTTGGTCTGGGATCTCGTAGACCGCTTGGGAGAGATAGGAGACCTAAGCGGCATCCCCGCCGGCGCCTGGGACGACTTTGAGAAATGGGCAGTATCGGAGACACTGCGCGTGCTAAAGCTGGCTCGCGAACTGCCTAATGCCTCGGAGCGTTAACCTGTTGGACTCTTCTCTCGTTCTCGCTGCGGACAGAGAGCGCGTCGTTCATTAGGGAAATGTCGTAGAGGTCGACCGCCCCGTTCTTCAGGCTCTCGTAGCTACACAGCCCCTCAACAACCGGCGTCATTAGGTAGTCCAGCCCGTCCTCTAGCTGGACATATTCCCTTGGCTCGCGCCAGTTGTCGGGGAGGGTTGGAGTGTAGCTGAGAGAGGGGCGCGCATAAAATTCGACAGGTTCTCCTGGATCACCTGGAATGTGATCTGCAACAGCGCCATGCCGTCAATGTCCTCGAACTGCATACGCTTCGCCGCAGCGTTCCAGACCGGCGTCCAGCCCGTCCCCTGGTTGCGTGATACGACCGAGAGGCAGGTAGAGGATATGAAGTCCACGTCCTCCGACTTCATCTCCGCTAGGCCTTCGATAACCGGCAGCATCATCTCGGCCATATCGACCATGGGACGATCATCGCCATTGGCCCGAGCCTGCGCTTCGGCCTGCAAGCGCTGCCGCATCTCTGGTGTGGGGGTAAGTGACACCAGGAGAGGAGCTAGCTTGCGGGCTACGTGTAGCTGCGAAAATGCATCAAGCTTTCTGACTAGTCGGTACTGCTTTCCGTCGACCTCGAATTCCGTCACGACAGCACCGTGCTACCCGCGCCTAGCGTCTCGAAGATGTATCCGGCGTTGAACTGCCACTCGATCACGTTGGCGTCCTTCGCGTAGGTGTTCGCTGGCTGCCGTCTGAACGCACAGAACATGCAGGTAATCGCGTCCCCGCGCGAGAAGTCGGTGATGACGATCGTGTTGCGGCCCCAGTTCGCAGAGCTACTGGACTGGAACGCATACATCGCCGAGAGCAGCGCATTATACGCTGAGACCTTGAGGAGCCGAACAGTTACAGTGCCGCCCTGGCCCGCATGCAGGCTATGCATAGGCTCGCCGCCTGCGCCGATCTGTAGAGTGTCCTTGTCCTCGCTTAGCTCAAGCGAGATGCCGCCTTCAGCAGCGCCAGCTTCGTTAGCTAGCGAGAAGGCGCCGCCGGGACCAACAATCGTTGCCCCTACATCGACGAAAGAATATGCGCTGAAGCCGACAGGCATGGCTCTTTTCTACCTTTTAGAGTTGAACCGGGCGCAAGTCCCGTTTAAGTAAACCGTTAGATGAGCACGCCCCGATTTAAGACTGATCCAGACAATCATCCTCGTCCGATGCCAGGAGCCTATCTGGTAAGGAACCTAATCAACGGAAAATGCTATGTCGGAATCAGTCAAAAGGTCAGTCGTCGGAGGGCAGAACACACCAGAGGCGACGGAACAGCGCCTCTCCTGACCAAAGCTATTCGCAAGTACGGCGTAGAGAACTTCGAGTTTGTCCCGCTATTCTACTCAATGACAGGAACTCTGTTTCTCCCAGAGCTGGAAGCAACTCTCATTGCTGCCTATGACGCTCTGGTGCCTAACGGATACAACGTTCAGGCGTCGTCTGGAGCAGTCGGTCCTTACGGCCCTGCGTTCGGCGAAATACTCCGCCTAGCCTTTGCAAAGCCAGAAACTAAGGCGCGCAAGAGTGCCGCCGCTAAGAGTCGAGATCCTATTCTAATGAAGAAGTTCTGGGAAGCCGCGCAGGCCCCAGAAGTCAAGGCCAGAGCCATCGCGACAATGACAGCCACCAGGAGGAGACCGGAAGTCCGTCTAGCTCAGTCTATTCGGGTGAAAGCTATGAATGCTGACCCGGAGTTCGTCGCTAATCGAACGCAGAAGGCAGTTCTGACGAAGTCAGATCCCGCATGGAAAGCCAGGGTAGCCCCGAGCTATTCGGAGGCACAAAACCGTCCCGATGTGAAAGCTAAGAAGTCCGTAGCGATACAGGCTGCCTTAGCGACCCCGGAAGCTAAGGCCAACAGATTAGGGAGATTCTGGATAACGGACGGAACGGTCGAGTTAAAGGTTGCTAAAGGCAGCACGATTCCCGATGGATGGACCCGTGGTCGGAATAGCAAGTTCAAGGAGGCTCATTCTCCCGATGCTATGGGGAAAATAGCAAGGAACCCCAGACCCCCTCGTCGCGGATATAAGTTACGCCGGATCAACGGTTCACATTGATAATGACATTGGCTTGGTGCACGGCGCCGGCCAATTTTACAGCAGCCTGGATCGTTGGTGCGATACGCGCCGCTCGCTGATCCTCGCTCTGTGAGTTTACGTCCGGGGCGTAGCAATAATATCCCTTATCCAGATACTGTTGCGGCTTTAGCTGTCCGAAGACTGAACTGCTGTTCCACTGCCCAGGTGCGATGAGGCCATTGTTCAGCCCGTCGATCATCGCCGCCTCGACGCCGGTCAGCAGGATATGCATGCCCGGGTTGGTCAATGGGATCTTCGTATTCGCGGTGAAGAGGATATTGAACAACCGCGTCTGGGTGTTGTTCTGAAGCCAGTCGAGGCCTTGGCGCTCGTCGATGAAGAAGCCGCCGCTCATCACGCCTTGCTGGATGATGGGCGTAAAGCCCGCTACACCGTTCGCGTAGTTGACGTAGACATTGACGTTCTTGTTCGTCAGCGCCTGCGCCTGGGTCTCGGATAGCGTCTCTGCCACCACGCCAGGCTCTTGCTTGAACTTGCCGGTAATGACCGAGTTCTGCGCCGTAAAGTCTACCGTCGCGAACCGGCCTAGCAGCGAGAAGACTGCGTAGGCAGACGAGGAGCTGTACTGAACCAGCGTGTGCTGTAGGTCGAGGCTCTGGAGGACAGAGCCAAGGTCGCCAGTCTGCGTAGGATCCGCTACCGCCGCTTCCTGGGTCGTGATGCCGTAGATCCGCGACGGGTTCTCGGCCTCAATGACCGTTGCAACCGCTTCGTGCTGGCTGTCGGTGATATCCGAGGAATTGACCGGAGCGAAGCCGCACGCATACCAGGAGTTAGAGGCAGCAGCGAGCGCGGAGACGGCTACAACCGGCGTCTCGGCAGCAATGCCCGCCACCGGAGCAGAAGCCCCAGCGGCTTGCGACAGCCCGCTAGTGGTAGAGATATCCGTCCCACTCCCTGCTGTCGTGGCGTAGCTGACCGCGCCGCTCGTGCCAGTCGTAATGCCGCGCACTTTCAGGCGAGAGTAGGGAGCGTCCCACTGGCAAACAGTGCCCGCAGGCAGACCAGCCTGGATGATGCTCGCTACGCCGTTCATGTTGGTAGCGGTCGAGAAGTTTAGCCCCGTCACCGTATGCGGAGTGCCGTCGATGCTGATCGTAAAGCTACCGGACGTGATAGCGTTCCACGTCGACATGCTCTGGTTTGTCGTCGATAGCGCCGCGCCGTAGAGCCAGCCATGCGTTGCCGACTGCGCCCATCTGCCGATGTAGCAAAGGCTCGGCTGGGGCGTCTGAGCAAAGAATAGCGCCGCTGCTTGTGCCTCGGGGTTAGTCGTCCCGAAGTCAGCCTGGACTTGCGTCAGCGTGCTGTACTGGCGGAAGCGCTCGGATACGTTGATGATGCCCTCGGTCGGGCCGATGATCATAACGGTGCCGAAGTTCCGTTGCGCTAGGGGCAGCGGGCTAAGGCTGACCTGGACCGACACCACATCCGAAACAGACAAACCCGAGCCTGACATCGGCTAGTTCTCCTGAGAGGCGGTTATTGTGCAATGAAGTCCGGTGTCAGTAATGAAGCTGACCGAGACCTGGGCGATGGCCGGAATAGAATCGTATGTCCGGTCAATAAAGCGGACGAACGACATCGGAATGTCCGAACGCGAGACGTACTGGCTGTTTATCAGCTCCCCGAGATGCGTCGTCTCATCGACGCTGCGGAGCTTCAGACCTTGCGCGGATAGCGTCTCGTGGTTCTGCGGGATGTAGATGCCGTCCCGTAGGAGTGCAGCATACCAAGCCGACTGAGGACCGTAGAACGTCGCTAGAGCGTCTACTCGCTCATAGCGATGCAGGGAGCCGGAGGTATCGTCGTCCTGAGTCCATATCGGGTAGTCGTACGGCGTGTAGCCGGTGATGCCGATCGCGCACCAGGTCGTAGTGACTGACGGCTGCGTCGGAGGCTGCGGTTGCCAGCGCGGTCTAATCAGGTTTCCGGCTAGACCCGTCACGCCCGCGATCATCGCTTGCAGTATGCCGGCGAGCGCGTCGTCGTTTGGCGGCGGGCTTCCACTTGCGAGAACGTAACCACTCATGCTTGGCCCGATCGTAAGCAGCGCTACCTAGGACAACGACGAAGAACAGGAGGAAGGCGACGCCTATGGCCACGACGTGCCAGTTAGGGGCCATCCGGGACCATGTCGACGAGCTGGCAGATAGCGCTCACGAAACCCTGGCCAAAGTTCGACCAGTCGGCGACGTGCTTTACGCGGTAGTTCTTCTGCTGCCACACGATCTGATCCGGCGCCGTAGTCGCCGTCAGAGGAAACAGCCGAAACGGAGTGACTACCGTGACGAATACGCCAGTTCGTTCTGCCTCTGGTAGCTGCTCGAGGTCGCGGCCAGGTGTCGGCTGCACACATCCAGTAGAATAATAATAGCCAGGCGTATCGACCGTTAGGCCTTGCACGTTGACGGACCGTTGGCTCCGAATGACCGTGATGTCGTCCATAAACAACGGATCGAACAGGACGTCGGAAACTACATCGAGGAGAGCCATCTGAGTCCTTTTTCGCTTGACCCGGTTTCAGACGCTTCTCTAGGTAATGCGCGAAACCTCACGCACTCTGTCTGTAGACGAGCGTCGAACCTGTATCAGGCGGCGCTCGTTCTATTTTGCGGCTACCGTGCTGCAAGCCATCGAGTAAGCCGATCCCCAGCGCGTATCGTCCGGTTTCCCAGGCCTCCAGCATCTGGAATAGTAGTCCCATGATCTAGTGGCATCGCCGATAGCCGGGAGAGGCGCTGCATCCGACCACAGCAGCAGGCGCGCGAATACGCAGGCCATCTGGTCGTTGTATTGAATAACCGTATATGCCGGGAAGCCAGCCAGATCCATTGTTGCCGACGCCATCGCAACGATAGGAGCCGCTCTCGGATCGTTTAGGACCGCCGCCACACCACCTGGCTCAAACTGCCAATAGCCACGAGCAGGACCGTCATTTGCTTGAATGCGCGCCGCCCAGTTCGTTTCCTGACCCGCTATAGCCATCAGCATGACGCGCGCTGCATCGGAGACCATGTAGCCGGGGAGGAGCTGAAGACCCGGCTCTACGACGCGGAGAAGGAAGAGGCGAGGGGACACTAACTGGTGCTGCCCTTCTTTCGCAGAACGTAGGTCACAGAATTGAGCATCTGAGCCGTATCAACTAATGGGCGGTCAGATCCCTTGCGCGCGATAGTAGACGGCGCATTCGGAGCGAACTTCGGATCGCCGCCCGCCACTATATTCGCCTTGACCTTGTTTTGAGCCGTCAGCCCGAGCGCGTTCAGCACTTGATCGGACTCAGCAGCCTTGCCGTCGAACCGTAGCTCTGCCGCCTTCTTCAGCATCGCAGCGGCTTCGTCTCGCATCCGATTGACCGGAGGTCCAAGCCAGGGGCGGGCAGGGATGTTGTGCGCGGGGCTACCAAACTCGTGTATATAGCCAAGAGCGGCGTTGTTTATCGGGTCACCTTGACGCGGACTTTTTGCGGCCGGGATGCCGACGAGGACTTGCGTTGACGCGATGTCCTGCACCTTCCGCATCATCTCTTCCATGCGGTCTAGGTTCAGAATTACCCCGTTCTCTACATCCGGCATCAATGCCCTCTCGCCGCTTAGCCCCGTCTAACCGCGCATCAATTGTCGCCGATAATTCGCGGACGAATTGGTTGCCCTCTCCTTGCGCTCTATCGAAACTCTCGCAAGGCCTATCTAGAATGATAGCGTCTGCATCTTTGTTCGGATGGTGGAGTATAGGCCACCAATAGCCATCCTTATGGATTACTGAGGCAACGAGATGGATCTTGACTTCAAACCAGGCACGCACCTGAAAGCTCGACATATAATCCTCAAATGCTGCCGATAAATCCCGGCCCGACCGTTCCCCGAATAAGATCAGCCTCGCTCACGTTCGCCGCATCCGTCCCGACTACCTGGACCGGACCAGTACCGACCATACGCGCCAGACGGAGGAGCTGGATGCCGTAGATCGTCAAATTCAGGTCGCCGCCGCCTTCGATCAGGCCGATGCTTGTGTTGTAGCTGACGGAGACGCCGTTGACGGCCTTGCTGGCTACCATGCCGAAGCCAAAGCCAGGAACTCCGCCTCTCTGCGCCTGGAGCTGCGCCATCTGGCTAAGCGCTAGTTCGTGCGCGACAAATAGGCCAACCGCCTTGGCGTGGTATTGCCGCCAGCGCCACGGATTGAGGCTCGCATTCGCTACGTCAAGCCACGGCTGGACTTGCTCGTCCAGGTAGACCGAGGAGTCAGCGAACTCTCGGAACGATTGACGGAACTGCTTAAGCGTTATGTCGTACGTCTGAGGAGGCGGACATACCGGGTTGCTGGCCGATGCTGTAGCGACGATCGGCAGAAGAGTGTTCGATCCGCTCATGGCCTATCCCGCGTAATAGTCGACTACCGCTTTCTCAGTCTCGGACTCCTCTATCGGAGCCCGAAGCTTTGCCCTGCACGTAGGAATGGGACATAACGCCCCGACCTCAAGAACCTCGTCGATATGCTCACGAGGGCAGTCGGATATGTGGATAAATCCGCAGTTGATACAGATCCAACGCCACCTGCTCATGGCTTCCAGAACTCTATGCTCGTATCCCCGTTCGTGCAGACCGTCATGCCAAATGGGCCATGCATATCTATGTCAGGGCGCGTCTCGACCTTGATCCTGCCCGCGTCAGTAATCCAGCCGCCTTGTTCGTGCTGGCCCTTGTCCAGACGGTAGACGTATGCCGACCGACAGATAGGCTCGCCAGTATGCGCGTAGGAGACGCTAGGAAGCGCTAGGAGGGCGATGAATAGCCAACGGGTCATATCGCCCGACGAGGCACCGCACGACGGGCACGCAGGCCAGCGGGACGGTCGACAAAACGCCGCACCGCATCCTTAGCCGATCCCTTGAAGAAATGCCGCGACTTGTCGTCTACGTCAGGCTTGTCTGCTCCTCGGTCGGGTCCGGACATCGGCTGGCCACGACCAGATACCTCTCCGAGCTTCAGGGAGCCAGCAACAACGTCTGCATCGGCGATACGGATAGCGTCCTGGGTGCCGAAGCCAAGGCCGAGCGCATCACGGAATCTACGCCGCACGCGAGCTTTGTCCTGCATCTGCCAGGTGTCGTGCCCGCCCTTGCCAGTGCCCCAGGTGTTGCCGAACTGGAGCACCTTTGGTAGCGGCTCACCGGCTCGCACAGCATCACGCACGCGCTTGCGGAAGGCGTCCTTGGTCGGGAGAGCGTCATACATCGAATTCTCGTAGGCGTCCGCCGGCTTGCTCGATACCGGATTGGAGGGGAAATCGACCTCCTCCGCAGCCGCAGCCTCGTCGAGAAAGCGCTTGATGGTCCTGCGGTCGCGAGACATGGCGCGGTCTCCAGACTCATGATGTTCGACAAGCGCCTTAATGGCATGCTTTTCGGAAGGAAAGCTCTTAGGGTTAACTCGCTTATTATATCCCCGCATCGCCGACATTGTCGCGCGAGCCGGGTGTAGACCCCTCGTAGTGTCGACCTCGCGACCGAGGAATTGCCCAGTCTTCTTGCTAAATGCCTGATGGCTGCTTTTCGTTCCGGGAAGCTTAGCGACTGAGCCGATAGAGCCGGTTTCCGGATGATGAACGTCTAAGCGGCCATTCTCTTGCCGATGCGTCGAGTATGTAGTGCCGCTTGCTGATGCAAACTTTCCATCAGGATCGCGCCCTTGTTCGTCCTTCGCACTATGCAATGCGGCTGCGACTGCTTGCTTTTGTGGGTGTCCGGAGTGGACCATCTCCGAGATGTTCTCGGAAATCACCTTGCGGCTGGACCCCTCTTTTAATGGCATGTCAGTCGTCCTTGCGTCATGCGTGGCGCGTGCGAACAACTCGCACCAGTATTCCGGGTCTATGGGGCTTTCGACTAGCTCGCAGGCACTGGGAGCGAGGAAATGCTTGCATATGCCGCAGTGCGATTCCGGCATCCCCTTGCTATAGTCGACGGACTCGTGAGACCGCTTCATGTGCTCAGCCGAAGATCCACTGCCCGAGAAGCACCAAGCCCGATACCATCGCCGCTATGACGAGCGCCTCGATAAGCGGTCCCCAGTCAGTCATACGCGGCCGTCCTTCAGCGCCGCCAGCACATAGGGCCGGATAGAAGCCAGCAGTCCGGACTTAGGCGTAGGCCAGAACGCATCTGGATAAGAAAAGTCGCCCAGGTGACGACGCGGCGGGCCAATATCTATCAGCCTAACAGTATCACCCTGCTCGACTAGAACGCAGGACAGCGGGTTGAACGAGCCGTCCTTCCGCTGCGCTACCTCTAGTTCCTTGACGGCCAATCTATGCTCCGAACCACCTAGTAACGAGCTGAAAACCGGGATGCCCAGGCTCAGCACGGCGAATGGCCTTGTTGATAGCCTCCAGGTCGTCACGCTTGTTCACCGGCAGGAAACCGTCCTGCCATAGCTGGAAGCCCTGGTTGTAGACGACGTGCAGCGAAACCTTGATCGGAGACTTCGACAGCTTCGGAGCACGAATAGGCTCCGAAGCACGACGCGGCAGCGGCATGCGCGGAGGCTTTCGCTCTATGGCATGGACCGCCTTAACCTGCTTGAAATGCGCGGGCCGACGAATGTGCAGCCGCTTGGCCTCGTCGGCAAGCTGCGCAGACTTGATAAAGGAGCGGCCCTCCATAGCATTGAGCGCAGCGATAATATCGCCATGGCTATCGCCTGCCTGCCACATACGCTTGAAAGCCTCGCGGCGCTCATCAGACCATATAGCGCGATCAGCATTAGGCCGACGCACATTCAATATACCGGCACGGTCACTGAGCTGCTGGCCCTTGGTAATCTTGATGCCAGGGAGGGAGTTCAACTCGTCGATAATGTCCCGGGTCTGGTCTGTCGTAGGCCAGCGGCGCAGCAAGACCGCATCACGCTCCGAGGTCCACGGAGAAGGCATATGGTTGGCAGCCATTAGAGGCCACGTTCCTCGCCGTTCGGCAATCCAACGCTACTAGCCGCCTGATTGTGTAGCTCCCGGTAGCGCTGCGCAGCCATACGAGCAGCCTGTATCTTCTCCGGGTTGGCAGGATCCGCGAAGACCGCTCTGCTCGCTTCTACCATCCGGTCGAACGCAGCGTCCGCTTCCGTATAGAAGCCGATATCGTCAGCCATTACCGGCCACGCTTCGGAGATTTCATCTGGCGAGCAGCCTCGTCAGCCATGACTTCCTCGAGCAGAATCCGCTTAGCCTCTAGCCGGCGCTTATGCTCGGCCCACTCCGGCGTTCCCTCCTTAGGAGCAAACGAAGGAGGGTCTGGCATATGCATACGAACAAAGTCGCTGTCGGCATACTCCTCGGGGATCTCGTGCGTCTTTCCCCCCTCGTATCGCGTCACCGTGCCGTCGACGTTTAGGTTCATAGTCTTAGCCAGTAATACGCTCTTCGTCCCAGCCATCGTGCCTTATGCCTTGCGAATAACCATGATCGTGTTGCGCGCCGTCATACCGTGCGTGCCGGTAAACGCGCCGCTAGACTGGAGCGCCGATACCATGTTCGTCAGCGCCGTAGCGTTCGTCGTATCGCTCAGGCCCGTAGCGGTCGTAGCCTCACCCCGTAGGCTCGCGATGCAGTTGTCGATGCCCATGTAATCCATGCGCTCCCGCACCCACGGCGGAATACCCGGTACTGGGCGGTAGTAAACGGCCATTGCTGCTCCTTACGCGCTGTAGACGCGCATCTCGATCTGTACGACGCGGTAGCCTTGCGATAGCGCCTTCTTCAGCGTCCCGCCGATGTTCTCAGCCGCCATACACTCAGCGCTCGCCTTATTCATGAGAGGCGTCGTTATCATTATGCCGTCTCTGTCCAGCACTATCCACGCCAAGCACGGCAGAGAGAAGCTGCACCAGGAGGTCACTCGTCCGCCTTAGACGGCATCACCGGACTTAGCGCCGCCGCGATATTCATCAGCAGCGCTAGCGACATAAAGCCAGCCAGGAGCGTGATCATGAGCGCGCCACCTTCAGGACGCGAGCATTTCGCCCGGTGCTGGTTGGCCGGCGCTCACCACAGTCCACAAGCAGACCCATCTTCACCAACTCAGTAGTGCGAGCGCTACAGTTCTGATGAGTCAGATCCAGAGCTACCTGGATCTCCTCGCTCGTCAGTCCGTGGTAGAATGCAGCCACCAGTCGGCAGATACGGTCGTGCAAGTCGCTACGAGCCTTGGGAGTGATGCTTTTAGCCGCCGCCTCACTAGTGTCCGAACCCCGCACAAAGCCAGGAGCGTTAGGATATATCGGCTGCGAAGGGTCGTAGTCGTATGAGAACAGGTCCATTCGTGCCTGCCTTAGCTATTATGAGCGGCGAAGACCTTTTGCAGAGAAGCGCTGTCCACCAGGGCAGTGTCATGCCCAAATCCTGATGGCGTCTGCTCGCCCCACGAGTAGGCGATATCGAACGCAGGATTGGGCAGCAGGTCCTGCCAGCGATTCATCAGCGCGACCTCCTGGCTGTCGGTCGGCATGACCCAGTCACCAGACCCGTAATTGCCGAACGCCTGATACCAGGGAACCATTTGGCTGTCTGACCATCCTGCATTCTCCCAGGCGGTCACCCGGTCGTTTATGATGTCGAGGTTCATCCCACCGCTGAAGCCTGACTGCACCGGATAAGGGTCAACACCGACCAAATCCTTACTGGTGGTCATATCCACGGCCGAGGGACCAAAAGCCGCAACCGGGCTGGTGTCGCTTCCAGTGTTTGTCGGAAGAATGAATACCATCTTGGTCGGCGCATTGGTGTGGATATAATCCACTTCCGCCTTGAGATTGGCCGTATCGGACGAGGTCGCATCGTCGGCCAAATAATAGCCGTAGATATTGCTGTCAGAAGCGGTCGCCCCGATCGTGCTCTCGAAGCCTGACGTGTCCCCAGTGATAGGCAGAAACATCAATGCTTTATCGCCAGTCGGAAGACTGTCCGCCAGCGACTGAGACGAGACATCGGCGAGGTTGAAACCGTCGCTTCCGGGATCGCCTGCCGAGTCATAATTCCCGTTAGCGAAATTACCGTTCGGCGAGTAGTGCAGCGAGGTCGACGGAGCATTGAGCGTGTTGTGCGCCGAGAAAACCGCCTGCAGAGTAGTGTCGTTCTGGATCGCGGTATCGCTACCGACAACACCATAGGTCTGCGCGTAGTCGAACTTAGGCGTGGGCACAACGCTGCCCCATGCGCTGATAATCGCCTCTTCCTGCGTCTGCGTAGGCACGGCGAAGTTCGCGACATTCCCCTCGGCCTGGTAGCTCGGGATGATCTGCCCTACGTTCCAGCCATCCGTTTCCAGCGTACTAACGGCATCACCGATAATGCTGGTATCGAACCCGGACGTAGTCGCCGGCCAGACGTTAGCCGTCACATAATCAGCGTCGGTATTCGTGGGCGTCGCGTAGTAGGACGGACTGGTCGGCGAGCCAGAATTGCTCGCGGTGATAAATGCGAACTTTCCAGGCGCATTTGCGTGGATATAGTCAATTTCCGACTTCACGTTGGCAGCGTTGGTCGAATCCACCTTGGCCACGTTGTAGCCGATAATCCGAGGGTCACTGGCCGTTGCGCTGATCGTGTTCTCGAAGGCGGTCGTAAGTCCGCCAGTCGCCCCGAGATACAGGATAGAATTATACTGAGACGGCAGATTATCGGCATCCGACTGATTGCTCACGTCGGCAAGATTGAACCCATACGGCGCATCGGCCAGAGAGTAGGTTCCACTATTATTTACCACGTTGCCGTCGACGGCATAGTGCAGAAAGGTCTGTGGGCCGGTTGTCATTCGGTCATTCCGATATAGTTGAATCTGTTGGATTCAGAGCCGCTTAGGACCGCTCCGCCTTAAGGACGCGAGCTACGTCGGTGAGGATATCAAGACGACTACGGCGCGCCCTTACAGAGTCCAGGGTTATCTTTCTCCAGACGGCGTGGAGCACCTCGTTGCCGTCTAGCTGCTGCTTCTCTACCGCAGAGACAATCTGCCGGCAGACCATATCGTAGATAGCGTCCGCAGCGTCTTCTTCGGTGTAGATCGAACAAGTAACGGGAGCCGTAGCATCTTCCCGGACGATAAGATCACGCTCCCAGGTGAGGGATACCTCACCCAGCCATTTGTCTGTAAGAGCGCCCATTAGCCGCGCGCCTTCATCCAAAGGCCGAACATCTCTCTGACGATCTCGGACACAGTCTCTGGGCTATTCTTGTTGTCGAACATATCGAGGAGCATAATCCGGAAGACATCCTCGTAGACCAACTCACAGTCGGAGCTTGTCCGAGCCGCCTCAATACGGACGTCACCCTTCATGAGAGCGTAGATATCGCGAGCGATACGCTCCTCTTGCTTTGGCACGTAAGAAGCCGCATTTGTTTCGTCAGCCATGTGCAGGGTTCCTCTGCCTGTGGTCAGGATGGCCGGGGTGTTCGCCGCATCCCGACCATCCGTATCCTAAGCACATACTATGCATTTTGCAAAGTGGGGAATCGCTACTACGAGGGGTTATTCTGCCCGTAGTGGATCCGCTCGTGGGTTGTCACATCGCGCGCTAAGTCGGCGCTGTTCCATCCACACTCGAACAGAAAGTGCGTAATCGTCACCCATAGGGCATACATCATGACTACTGGATCGACGTCCTCTTCCTCCACCACGCTGCCCATATCGTCCATGAGAGCGCAGAACGTGTCGTCGGCGATCTCTACTTCCCGGTCGAAGCGGTCCTGTTCCTCGGGAGTGATATCGGTCATGCTGCTTTCCTCCGCGCTCTCTTGGCTACAAACTCCTCAACCGTCAGAGTATTTTTCTGTCGGTTGCATGGCCCACAGACAAGGTGGAGGTTATCTGGCAAATTGGAGCCGCCGCGCGAGATAGGCAGCTTGTGGTCTATCTCGAAGTCCTCCCAAATCTCAGTGCAGCATCCAGGGATTCCGCAGACGCCGCCTTGGTAGACGAGTAATTCCGCAACTTGGCCTGTAGTCAGGCCAGCACCCTCCGCGCCATCGATAAGGCCCCGGCGCCGCAATCTGGCGACTCGCCCCTTGAGGCGTTCCCGATCTGGATGTTTTTGCCGCTGAAGCTTCCGATAGGCGCTATCATACGCGCGGACGTGCTCCGCCTTCTTATCACGCCAAGCCCGCATGATCTTGCGGCGCTGCGCCCTTTGATCCGGCGTAAAACTCTCTCGCTTGAGGCGATCCTTCTCACGCGCAGCTTCGGGGTTCTCTCGTCGCTTCTTCTTGTTCCACGCTAGAACCCTAGCGTTATGCTTAGCCCGGTTCTCAGGCTTTGCATCGAGCCATGCGTAGTAATTCTGGACAGACGCGGCTCTACGCTCGGGGAGCGCCTCACACTCCATACAACTCCCGTTGCTGGTGCGGCGGGGAGCTAGATGCCCATTCTTGCACGGATTAGATGAGAGGTAAAAAGGCGAACCGATAGACTTGGCCTCTTGCCGCGAGCGCGGAAGGCCCTCAGAATCAGGGATAGCCATGCAGCAATTCATCCTTGCTGTTGTGGTTAGGGCCGCGTCGGTGCTCGAACACCGCCGTGGCCCGATCTATATAATACACTCCGATACGCTATGCAAGCTGCATAGCCTTTCGTTGCTCAGCCGATACCATCGACGCTAAAGCACGTCTCCGGGTACACGAACTCAACCACGCCAATTCGGCCGAAATAGGTGGTCAACTGAAACAAATTCCTGTATTCCAGGGGGGTCCGCTGCAAAGGAACCAACGGGAAGCGCACCCGATCCCGCTCCTTCGTATAGACGAACATCCGGTCGGTATTGCCCGTCCCGCGCCCTGTCAGCCACTTCACCGGCTGGATATTCAACGGCCTGCCATACGCTGCGTTCGACAAGCTGTTGTTGCGCAGGAATTCGAGGACAGACACGTTACCGGCGCTGGAGACCTTCTGGCTGACGAGGTAGCCGAACTCGACGGGCGGAAGGCGCAGTTCGGTCGGCATGACGGCCCAGCCGCTGTTGGTCCAGCACTGCGTCAGAGCGGTATTGACGTCGGCCAGGATCGCGTCCGGCGTCTTGTCGATCCACTTGAGGCTGGTGGTCTGGCCGGTCGGCGAGGTAGCGCCAGCCTGGGCGGCGTTCGTGAACGAGACGAGCGTGTCGTTGTTCACCAGGCCTTTCTGACCCAGACTGGTGTCGCCGATGTAGACCATCTCATCGACGTCCATCTGGTACTTGAGCTTGAGGCCGTCATACTTCTGCACGTCGATCGGGCGTCCGATCTTCTGCGCGGAAGCCAGCTCGGGCATCGTGTATTTCAGTTCCATCGCCCAGAGGTACAGGGGATGGGTGGTCTTACCGATGTCGAGAGCGATGCCGGTGATCTGGTTGGCATCTTTGGACAGCCACGCCTTGCCGGTCGGCACAACGCCGCCTGCTGATGCGAAGCTGGAGTTGGTGAAGGACGACACTTCGTCTGCGATCGTGACGTCTTCACGGAGGTCGATATCGCGCCCCCAGGTTACGGCCACCAACGGGTCGTGGAGGGTCTGGTCGAGGCGCTCAAGTTCACCGATGAGAAATGAGCCGGTCGAGTCCTTCGTGTAGGAGAACTCGTCGAAGGTCATAAACGAATCGGTCGTGTAGGCGCGGCCTTTGGATACGCCTTCACGATAGCCGCGCTTCCAGTCAACGGTCATGCCGTTGTCGAAGCGGATGATGTCACCCTTGACGCGAGGGTCGCTGTGGCCGGGTTGGATCAGGTTTGGGCTGACATACGCCGAACGCGCACCGCCGTAGAGCAGGCGATTGCTCAATTTAAGAAACTCCTAGATTTGTCGGTTGATCCGTTCCCAGCGGTCCGACGCGATTTGAGAGGCGGCGTCGACGCCTCTCAGGCTCAGAGGTTGAAAGCGATCTCGACCATACCGTTCGAGTCAGCCGGACCCATGAAGTAGCTATTGGAGGTCAGCAGCACGGCGCTAGTCGTGGAACTCGCTTCAACGGAACCGAGCGAAGGATGCGTCGTGCTGGTAGTGCCGAGGAAAATCCAGGGAGCCCCTCCCTTCACAGCAGCCGCAGGTCCCTGGAGTTGAACGGTCATGTAACCGCGCTTCAGGATATCGACGAGACCCGAGGTGGGAGGCGTCGAGATGTTCAGAGGATCCTGGCTCGACTGCGTCGGGTATGGGCGGACGATAAAGCCGTAGGGCTGGCCTGTATCGCCGCTGGTCATGACGCGGACGTTGCCGACCTGGCCCGAAGTGCTGCTCAGCACAACAGGCAAGCCGTAAGCGAGAGGAGCCTCGCCAGCAGCGCTGCTGACAACCTGAGTTTCAATCGTGGCAGACGCAATACGGTTGACGTCGCCGGGGATGCCAGCAGGCATCCGGAACGCATAAGCAACCATTTTCTATGTGGTCCTTAGTCTTGAATGGAGGATTTAGTGGCGGGTCTGCTTCGCCCAGAAGTCTGCGTTCTTCTGGTTCATCTCAGCGACCTTGCTCTGCATGTTCTTGTTGCCTGGCATGTCGCGGTAGTTCACGCCGTCATGGACATAAGCTGCGCGCTTGCTGTTGGCCTGCTGGACCATGCTGCTTGCGGCGTTGAACAGCGTCTTGACGGCATCGCACGTCATCTGACGCAGTTCCGGACGGCCCTCGTGGATGCCCTCGATGACATCGCGAGTGTCGTCTTCCTTCAGCGCCTCGCCGAGCACCTTGCGACGGAAGCCGCACATAGCGTCCTGCGTGGACCTTGCTGACGCCTTGGCGTCGAACGTCGGCATGCGGATGCCAGGCGCGAGCACTTCGGCGCGGCTCAGCAATTCCTGCCAGGAGCCCTTGAGCGACGTGCTGTCGCCTACCATCGCCTTACGACGGCGGTCGCCGGTCAGATGGCCTTCCTCGGTCGGGCCACCAGTATCTTCGCGAGGAGCGTCATCCGGCATGTCGGTATCCGGAGCGGTCGGCGCTTCGTCGCGCGCACGGCCACGTCCGCCACGGTCGACGGTGCGACGGTCGCCGCCTGGAGGCGCTGACTCTTGCTCCTCAGGCGCTTCTTCCATGCCGTTGCCGCCTTCCTCTTGCGCGAGGATAGCGATGGCACGCTCTACGGCCTCCAGACGCTCCAGGATGCTCTGGAGGTCGCCGCCGCCTGCGCTTGCAGTGGGATCACCACCACCAAACGACGGGGGAGAGCCGCCTTCGGCTTCGTCACCGCCCATGCTCATACCGCCGCCGCCGTTGTGGAGGTGGATGTGCATGCCGTTGTTGTCTGAGGTGGTCTTTGCCTCAATCGGCGCGTCGATCTTGGCGAAACCGCCTTGCTCGTTAGCGCCGGAGAGAACGTCACCCAGCATGCCAGTCACGCGCTGAAGCTCGGATACCAGTTCGTCGACTGTTTTCGCGTCTCCGGCCCGAGCGGCACGCGAGATGGCATCGCGGTAACGAGCTTGAATGGCGTCGAGAGACACCATGCCACGCGAACCTGCCATTTCGTGGTCTCCAATGTAGCACTTAGGACCGCATCGACCTTTGTCGACTAGGGCCACATGATTGCCAACAATGAGGTGTTGGCGTCCTTCGCCGGGAGATATCTGGCTGTATTCGGCATCGTACCCGGCCGAAAGCTGCCTTTTGCCTTCCCGCACGTCCCTGATCGCGTCTGCGTCCTGAATGAGCAGGTCCGCATACAGAAAATCGCTGTCGAGCAGCGCCCCGTCTCCGCGATGGGGATTAAGCACGACGCCTATTGCGTAGTCTTTCCATGTCAGAGGATCGACCTTCTGAGGTGGGTGGTCGTTCGTGACAGGTTTTCCGTTGAATGAGGCGACGGCGATGGGCGCAAATACATCAGCCGCGTCTCGATGAATCCTGATTATGCCGTCTGGCCCAGCCTCTACGGGCACTTCCCCCTGCGCATAAAGCATGGAGCCTGTGCGGGCTATCGGCGCGTCTTTTACGAGCAGGAACCCCTCTGGCGTGAGTTCCTGGTGTACGCCGAGTTTTTCCGCAGTGTAAAAGCGAAGTACGGGATCGGGCATTGAAAACGTACCTCGTAAGCACCTAGACTATGCAAAACGCATAGGAGCGCGCGATGCGCGAATGCCGGGACTGCAATTACTCGACTAGCGACGGGATCTGCCTGCATGAGTCAGCACGCGACCCGTCAGGCACACATCCGAACCTCTCGACCGCTGAGAACCGCGCCTTCGTCGATACGCAGGGACGCTACTGCGGTAGAGAGGGACGCTTCTGGATGGCTCGAGACCTCGTCTGGCCGTCCGCGCCGATTGAGGGATAGTTAGCGCGCGGCGTAACCGCGATCACGAACCCTAGCCAGACGACGAACGCGCCAAATATGATGATGCCGTGGGCCATCCAATCCAGCACGTCGACTATCAGGTAGACGGACATCCTACTGGGCCGAAAACCCGTAGCCCCCAGTGCTATGAAACGAATGGCTAGCGCCAGAGATAGCTTTACCGTCGTACGACCCGCTTAGGAGATACATATTCCTGTCGGTCTGCGGCGTGCCGTTATAGAGATCGTTGGTGAACGTGACGGTGATCTGCGGAGGCGACGACCACGTTCCGAAGACCGTAAAGACCTGTTGCTGCTTCTGAGAGTGAAGCGCTTTGACAGGCTGTGGGTTGGGCCAAGCGGGAGAGCCGTTGACGCTTATCTGCGCCAAGGCATCGCCCTGGTAAGCGTCCTCGTTCAGATATAGCTGCAAGGCGTGTCCGCCTAGAGCCGCTACAGGCCCCGCCATTGCCGATGGAGTAGGAGCGGGAGGGGGAGTTGGCGTCCCGCTCGCTGCCTCGAGGATATATGTCGAATAGCCGTTAAGCGTAAGCTGCGCTGAGGAGGCATTGCTCAGAGTGGCGGTAGGAGTCGTCCCCTTGCTGACGTCGTAGATCTTTACCGTGCCGAACGTCTGACCGAACTGCACAGTTACCGGAGCAGATCCGGAGGCTATTTCACTCCAGACGGCAAGATCATATGCGCCGTTCGACTTCTGGAGCAGCAGGCTATGAACCGTTCCTGGTTGGTTGGAGATAGAATAATCCATTGACCCCAGACTGGCAGGAGCGGAGTTGTCAGCTAGGATCGACGTCAGGTTGTGGATATAGGTCGCGGCTGGCTTCGCTGTCCCATCGCTATGGTACAGACCTTGTGCGCCGCTTGAGCCCTCGCCATCGACCATCTCGTAAATGAAGGTATAGCGCCAGCCACGCGCAAACTGCGCTAGATAGGTGTTCGTCAGCACGCCAGCCTGGACGGCCTCATTACCATCGGAGACGCTGTCCCAGCCAGTCTCGGTCGTCACACGAGGCAGCGTTTGAAGATCGGCGTTTGAATAGCCGGAGAAGCCCTTCATCCATGTGCGGCCATACTCGACGTAGAGCCCATCCCACGCGCCGTTCAGCGTCGGATCTGCTGCGGACCACGGCATGTTGTCGATAAGATGCCCGACGTGGCCAGAGACGTAGTTGTGCGGGTTAGCATAGTCAGCGAGCTTCGTGCCGGGAGGAGCGGCGCTTATCGTCCCCGCACCGGAGGGGACAATTAGGAACTGCATCCCCGCGTTGTTGGTCTCTGCCCCTCCCTCGCTTACGTGGAAGACCGGGTAGTTCTTTAGCTGCGGATCATTCTTCAGGCCGCTGTAGAGTGCAGCCTGGCATTGCGCGACAGGCCCCCAGTCTCCCATCCCGCCGCCTTGCTGGCCATTGAAGGTAATGGGCCAGTTGTTCGGCTCGTTCGCTCCTTCAAGCGATAGCAGCGCTCCAGCCGAGGCTAGTTGCTTTGCCTGCGAAAGCTGGTCGGCTACTCCACATTCAGCAACGAGGTCCATCAGGACGCCGGTCTGCTGATGCACTGAAAGGGTGGTGGAGAGGTTGCGCCCGCCGTCACGGATATTGCGGACGCCGGTATATTGCAGCATATCCGCATGGCCCGGGTAGCCCTGGTCGATGTGGGTTACGACGCCGAGAGACGAAAGGAACGCCACAGCGGCAACAGCAGTTGTGCTCATCGGCGCTCCTCTAGGCGGGCATTTTGCTGGCTAAGAACCGATCAGGAACGATAACTTCGCTGAAGCATCTACAATTCCAGATCATTCCCGCGTGGTATGGCGGAACTCCTGCGTCGACCTCTGGAGGCTGGTCCCATCGGACGAATTTGCCCTCCATCTCGCGGTGGCTTTTTCGGACTCTACCGTCGCGAACAGTCCGCCAAATGTACCCGGGAGAGCCGATATGCTGCGCTCTAGCCTGCGTCAGCGACGACGAAACCCGCGCCGTCTCCGTCCGCGCTATCATCGTCGCCCGGTTCCGCGTTACGCGCCCGGTCTCCATGATATGTTCGATCAGTGAGCCGTAGCGCTCGCCCGCGTAGAGGTTACCGATCGCTATCTCGTGGACTCTCTCTGCCGCCTGCGTCGGGAGCGACGTTATGAGGTGGACCTGCTCCTCTAGGTATTGCCGCATAGCAAAGCCGGTCGGAGCCGTCTGTATTTCCCGAGCTAGCTCTCGGCTCATCTTCTTCGATAGCCGAAACCACGCCTGCTCGTCCCTGCGCGCGACCTCTGCTATAAAGCGTGTGGCTACCGCCCTCGCCCACGGCTCTATGAGTGCCGAGTAACGGTGTAGGAGTTGCTCCAGGTGCGCCAGGTCCATTTCAACGCCCGGGGACGCGAAGGCCCGCACCAGGTCTTCGATGTGCTTTGCCACTTGGCGCAAACGTCGGCCATAGTCGTTTTCCGCCCTGCGAACTTTCGCAAAGGCTGCGCGCTCCTCAAAGCTCTCCTGCTGACGGTCAGAAGCGAAGGATATTGCGGACAACGCTGAGAGCGGCATCGAAGTCCCTGTCTATCCCCGACATCGCCCCGCGTTCATACTCAATATGCCAGACGAACGGGCCGGGTATCGGCTCCCCTGTATCCCTATTGATCGTCTCGCGCTCGCCGATCCGGATCACCTTAACGTCGCCGAAGTCGTGTTGCATTAGACCTCGCCGTTCGGCTGGGTGGTCGCGGACTCCTCAACGAACCTGCGGAAAGCGTCGATGTTCATACGCCGTACCTTGCCGACCTTCTTGCCCTGGAGCGTCTCGTAGCTTTCCACAGCGCTCTTCCGGTCAGGGTATCCCAGAGCGAACTGGTAATCCTCGAACGCGCCGTCATCGCCTAGCTGCTCGATAGCCCATACAGCCGTGCTGTCCGCTGCGTCACCCACGAAGCATGATATCCTGGCGTCCTCGGACTGGACGAATCCGCGACCCGCGTCGTCTACCTGTACCGGGACGCCCTGGACGTCGACCACATGAAACTTGCGCCTCACGTCCTTGCGGGATTGCATAGGCCTCAGATGAGCGTAGTGGTCGTCTACGTCCTCCTTGGTATCCAGCCCGCTCTTGTGCCCCGGCATAAGCCCTACGTCCGCGATCTTGGGCGCTCCGTGGGCGCCTGCGGAACTCTCCTCGCTACCAAATAGCTCCTGGGACTCAGGGTGCTCTACGCCGCCCTCACGGCCCGCAGACGCAGCCTCCGGATTATCCGTCAACTCAGACGGCATCGGCGGCATCATCTCGGCGTCCTTGATCTCCTCGTCCGTGATGTTCGAGAAGATACCCGTTACCTTCGAGTTCTGCCTCAGTTCCTTGAGCGCAGCCGAATTGGACAGGATGCCAGCGCCTTGGGCATTTACGACAGCCTGTGTCACCGTTCCCGCGATCTGCGCCTTCTCTGTATCGGCAAGCTGCCACAGTGGCGCAAAATCGAAATTAAAGCCCTCAGGTAGAGGTTCGTTAAACAACGACCGATGGCACAGGTCATAGAGCATCCTTACCGGACGCCGTAGCCGGTCCTCCTGGGCGCTGTTGATGAAGTCGTAGTAGTTGCGGATATCCGACTCGCCAGTCGCGTTGAGACCCGCAGGAGACTGGCCGAATAGCCGAACAAGCGGGATCTGCGCCGCGCCGGATAGTTGCTGGCCGAACTGGATCAGCGTCTCGGATAACCCGCCGAAGCCGTAGCTGTGAGTCTCGAACTCGTCGTCCGCATCGAGGAGGGTAATGCCCTCGTTGGCCTGATACAGTCTGAGCTGCTTGACCATCTCGATAATGCCTTGGTACGCCGCGCCCCCGAAAGCGATAGCCTCCCGGAGTTGCTTGACCTTCAGCGTCCGTAGATGCGCCCGGTAGATAAGCTGTGCTGCGCCCTGAGTGGCTGAGTCAAACGCTACCAACCGATCATATAGAGGCTCGATGACGGACAGGCCCCAGTAGTTCTCCGCCATACGCTGCCAGTAAGGCAGTTCCACGCCGTCCATGCGGATGCAGCGCGTGTAGTGGATTCTTGCGTGCGGTATGGTGCGCGCGTCGCTGACGACCTCGTAGTATTTCGGCATACCGTAGTCTTTGCCGAGGTCTCTAACCGGATCGTCGACGTGAGGCCAAACCATCCAACGGTCTAGGACCTGAAGCCCTTTGAACTGGCCTTTGCCGACCGTATCAATCCGTAAGGGGGTCTCTGGCCTTTGGCCTTCTATCAAGATGAACGCTAGACAGCCACCGTAGAGGCGAGACCATTTAATCGTGTCGGTCAGACGCTGCCAGATGAGATTGTCTTCTACATATTCTTCTAGCCGGTCAATCTTGTCCGGAGGCATATCCGACTCAATGTTGATCCGCTCTCGGGTCATATCCTCCGCGACGGCGTCAACGATCGTTCTGATTAGCCAACTTCCCCTGTAACCAAACTCCAAAAGTGTGTGATTTCTAGTTATTGGGTTCAGCGTATAGGTCGAACCCGAACTAAGATTGCTGGCGCCTAGCCCGAGGCTGGCTGCGAAGTTCTGATACGTGTCGCCAACAAACGCCTTATTGCTGCCCGCAGGCACGCGGACGGTAGGCTTAGTCGAGGCAGGCGCTACCTTTGGTCTCCTTGCCATAAGCGCCTGACCTCAATCCAAGGAAAGCAGAATTACGCCGCATTATGAGCGGCAAATACCTGCTGCAAGTCGGGAGACATCGACAGCGACGTATCGCCGAGCTGCTGACCCCACGAATAGGCATAGTCGAACTTCGGGCTAGGCAGCAGGCTCGCCCAACGCTGGAGGATCTCGTTCTCCTGCGTCGTGCTCGGCAGGTTCCAATCGCCGCCCGGATAGTTGCCGAACGCCTGGAACAACGGGACCATCTGGCTATCCTGCCAACCGGCGCTCTCCCAAGCAGCAACCCGATCGTTGATTACGTCTAGGTTCATGCCGCCGGCATATTGTGAGCGTACCGGGTAGGGATCGACGCCAACGAGGTCGTTGCTGGTCGTCATATCGACCGCTGCTGGGCCAAACGCCGCAACCGGGCTGGTATCGCCGCTCATGTTCTCGGGCAGAACGAAGGACATCTTCGTCGGCGCATGCTGGTGGATATAATCAACCTCGGCCTTGAGGTTCACCGCGTCCCCAGGCTGCGCGTCGTCCGCCAGATAGTAGCCCCACACCTTCGGGTCACTGGCAGTGGCGTTGATCATGCTCTCGAACGAAGCCGTGTCGCCGGTCGGGCCACCAGTCCACATTAGACCGACAACGCCAGAAGGCAGGCTGTCCGCGACGGACTGCGAGCTTACGTCCGCCATATTGAAGCCGACGCTGCCGGGGTCGCCTGCTGCGTTGAAGTCGCCGTTCGCGAAATTCCCGTTCGCTGAATAGTGCAGCGTCGCGCCTGACGGTGGAGTTACAACCGGAGGCGGAGCGGGAGGTGGAGGTGATGGGGAATGATGATGGCCATGACTCATATTAGCGCTCCCATGTTTGTTTGCAGAATGCATAGCGGCGCCTATATAGTCCCCGTCATGGGCAAAGCAAGCTGAGATTCGTCCTACGACCAGAAGGTAACGTTGAGTGTGCTGGCAAGATTAAATTGCGCAGTAGTATTTATTGGCCCTCCGGTCGGCCCGGTCGAATTGTTATGGAAAGCCCAGATATTTGACGCGATCTGGCAGTTCGTGTTGCCGCCGCCATCATAAATAGCCCAGAACGGGGAATTATATCCTCCGCCAGCGTCATTTAGACCCGTCCGGCTCGTGTTGCCGGTGACGATTACGCCGTTGCAGTTCTGTAGGTAGATATCGCAGTCGTCAGCACTTCCGGGCGTACCGCTCTGGCCCTGTCCGCCTCGAGACAGCGAATTGCCGGTGACCGCCGAATTGCTCACAGCTCGTAGCTGGATATTCGCCTTGCCGTTCGCGTCGAACGAATTGCCGCCGGCTATGACCAGGTCTCGCAGCGATCCGCCTGTGCCATCGGCTGTGATGCCGTAGTTCGAGCAGAACTCTACCCGAGAGACCGCCATCCTCACGCTGTGGCAGCCGTTCGTCAGGACGATACCGCTACCGCAGTTGGTTATCGTGCTGCCGCCTATTGAGGCGTGGTGCGCGCCTCGTATGCCAGCCGTAAAGCAGTCGTGTATCCGCAAGCCCAGAAGCGTAGACGGGCCTCCTACGTTGAGGAAATCGACGCCTACCGAGCCGTTGAGGAACGTACAGTCGAAGAGGTCGATATAGCCCTTCGTCGCCTGGACACACGGCTGCGCGCTCGTGCCGACAACCTGGATATTGTGGAGCTGGCAGAACTGCCCGAGAGATATTGTCGGGTTGCTCGCGCTACTGCCCTGGATAACCGTGCCTAGGTTCGGGAAGCCAACCGTTCCTGAGTAGGATCCAGTGTTGCGACCGATAATCGCGCAACCGTCAGGGACGTTGAACGCCGAGACCTTCGATACGCCAGGAGGAGCTACGACCCACGCTCCAGTCCCTTGCGCGACCAGCATAACAGTCGTCCAGGCCGTTGTGTCGTCCGTAGAGCCGTCTGCTTTAACCCCGCCACCAAATATCGGGTCGGCAGCGTAGATTAGCCCCGAGGCGCTCAGGATGTCCGCGACAGGCTTGCCATAGGTAACGCCAGTGCCGGGACCACCATAGCCTACCGTGACGGGGATAATGTCCGTCTGAGACGTGCGCGTTGCCGTCTGGGGTAGATTCGAGATCGTCTCGGACATGAGAGCGGAAGATCACCAGAAGCCGTGGTGCCAGGGACCAATAAAGCCCCCGAATAACACTACAAGGATGACTACGAGCAGGATGAGCCAGACCAGATTTCCGCTACCCGAGCCTATATATCCCGAGCGATAACCGTAATACCCGCCGCCACCAAACAGTAGCACCAGGACGATGATTAAAAGGATTAAACCCATTGGATTTTCCTACGAAGCTATTAGGGCGCCAATGCTGACTTGTTGAGCGGCGCGACCGCAATGGCGCTGGGAGTGGCATCTGAATGAGATGCATGAGAATTCACCCACAAACCGCCTATCATCACCAACAGCACGAAAAACCCGACAATACCGCTGATGATCGTTATAATCTGTGTTAAGTTAGCACGCGCGTCTTCGGTCTGCGTCCGCGCGCCCTGATAGCCGCCCTCACCACGATCGAGCCGCCCCTTCAGGTTGGACAGATCGGCGCTTAACCCCTCAACCTTGGCGTTGATCAGGCTTTTGATGCCGTCTAGTTCCTTGGTGGCCGCCGCCTCGCTTTTAGTCAGAGCGGCAGTTGTAGCGACTATCTGTGCAGTGGCCGCATCCTTATGCGCAGCAATCGCGCCATCAAAGCGGAGATCACGCTCTACTAAGCGCTGGTCGACACCATCGATCCTGACGAGCGCAGTATGGACCTTCTCGTCGAAGCGCTGCACCACCCCCTCGAGTCGCGCTTCAAATAGGCGCGCGTAGCCTTCCCGCACGGCAGCAAGCGTATCGCGCATCCCGTCTAGCGCTAGATGAAACTCGCTGCGTATCTCCGACTTGGCTTTGGCGATCTCCCGCTCCGTGATGACGGTCGGGTCCGGTATCGGTATGTTGCTCGGAGCGGGATTCCTATAATTACCAGACATCGGTCGGGAGCTACTTTATCTTATATAAGCGCTGCCTACGCCATTCCTGCTCCGCAGCCTGTTCGCTAAGACGACTGATCAGCATACCGTCTCGCTCCAAACGACGAAGTATCCGCTCGATAGCATCAAGAGGAATATCGGTGCGCCGATGGAGATCCATCGCTGTCATCTCGTGCATATTAGTCATAAAGAACGAGAGGATAATATCTTCGCGTCGTCGGTTTCTGCGGGAAAATGGCCACATCAGAGGATCTACTCTTCCAGGCCCATCCTAACTAAGGTCGCATGATCGGCCAGCCCCGTGACGGGCAGGTCATTCTGCTGTTGATAGGACCGCATAGCGGCAGATGACTTCGGCCCCCATTGGCCATCCATAGGACCGCGATACAAGCCGGCGTCGCTCAACTTCTGCTGCACGTTGGTGATGTCTGCCACCGAATGCGGCGACGCGGCAATGCCTGACTCCATGGGTGGAGCACGCTCAGCAGCCGGAGGCGGCGCCTTGGCCTCGTGTCCGCCACCTAGCAGGGACGAGCATCCGGCCATCGCCAGCACGCCAATGAGAGCAACATAACGCATCTTCTAGGCTCCTCACCAATGGTGGTAATAACCGAAGCCGCCTCCCAGCAGGATGAACAGTACAACTATGATCAGGATGATTGTGAGAGGGTTCATGGCCGTTTCCGCTTTGCTTTGCGTTTCACGCCAGCCGTTACCTTGCCGACAGGAGCGACGATAGTGAGAGGCTTCGACGGCGGCTCGGTATGGACTACAGGCGTTACAACGATCAGCGCTGGCGTCTCCTCGCTATACTTCGCGAGATATCTGCAAAAGCGCTTATACCAGGGCTTCGCCATCATCGAGCCTCAAATAGTTTGCCGTCGCGTCCGCATACCAACTGGTCGCCACGGGCGCTCTGACAGCGCCAGTTCAGTTGCTCGCCGGTAACTACGTTGAATACCGCTTGGCAGATATAATCGCCTGCCAATGGCTTTGGGATATTCGGCGGGAGGATGTGGTGCTTGCAGTCAATACAGAACGGGGGTTGCTTGGCCATCCTATGTCTCTCGCTTGGTCAGCGTCTTGTTGATAAGCGCCACAGCCTGCTCGCAGAGATACGGCTTCATAAGCAGAGGCCAGCGGATTTCTCCCTTGCCGCCCGAGTAGCCCGTCGTTAGAACTACAGCGACCTCTGGATGGTCCCGGTGCGTCATATACGCCAGTTCGAGGCCAGATTCCCTGCCCAAGCGAATATCCGAGAACAGGACGTCAATCTGCTCGTTCTCTAGGATGGTCAGAGCCTCGGTAGCCGATGTCGTGGCGATAACCTCGAATCCGGCATAGCGTAGCAACTCAGCCTGCGTATCGAGTATCGCCGTCTCGTCCTCGACCAGCAGGATTCTTGTCATGACTTGGAAAACAGCCTGTGGATAAGATCACTTACGACTGGACCCACGAAATACCAGATGACCGCACCTACGCTCGTGATTATGAGACCATAACCGACTATGCGCTCTCTAAGCGCCTCTAGCCGCTTGACCGGCTCCTTGAGCTTCTCAAGCTCGGCTACACTATGCTTGACCGATCCCAACTCCTCCGAGATAACCCGCGCCTTGTTATCCAGATCATGGAATTGCTTCGTTAGCAGTTCCATCCTGCTGGTGATTACCTGGTCGGACTGGCGTTGCTCGTGCTTGACCGTCCGGATTTCAGAGGACAGCCGGTCCTCACGACGAAATCCTTCCTCTTTTACTTCCTTGAGGGCTTCTGCCAGACTTCGGACTGTTCCCAGGATTTCGCCGATTTGCTGACGGACTGAACCAGCGTCCTCAGGCATCATTACTTAACGAGGCGTAAGAGGGACCACCACGAAAATAGGCCCATCAGAAGGCTATTGAAGCCGAATAGCGTATTGGGGTTTCCAAGCATGACGCCTCCTCCCATCATGGACCAGAAAAGCCCCGACATAGCCAGGCCCGCGTACCGTACTACCCGCCCCCAGAATGTATCTCCGAAGACACAGGTTGCGATGCCAACGACTTTTAGCGCCGCAGCCAGAAGGGCAAACACAGCCCATGACTTCTCATTGCCTTGGATCATCTCAATGAGCCGAAAGGCGGCTGGGAATGACTCAAAGAGCTGCGGATTGTGCCAGAGAGTAAATGCGGCCCAGATGCTAGCTAGGCTTAGAAACACCTCGATCACCACGATGTCTCTGTTGGGCAGAGAATATAGCGGCGATCGGTATGCCTCTAGCAGCTCGTTTAGCTGCTCGACCTCTCCTGATAAGCGCTCTAGCTCGTCCGACATATGCTGCAATTCGCGCAGCGTGCCAGTGCGGAAACCTATAACCGATTGGTCAGACGGATGGTCCGCAGAGTGCTCCGCGAAATCGGCGTCGTTCAGCTCAATATCTACTTTACGGCTAGAGGGCGGATTACTCTGGTCGGCCATCCGGAGCGCCCTGAGCCCGAGCAGCAGCCCAGGTGATCTGGTCACGGAAGCCGCTGGAGAAGGCGATGAACTGCTGCGTGTGCTGGAAGTAATCGCACTTCTCCGGCAAGCCATCGCGCGCAGCTATCATGCCCTCGACGTAGGCCTGTCCGATCGTCTCGTCATGAGAGGGCATTGATTACTCCTTCGGAACGCGCCTGACAGTCACCCGGGACTCAGAGGCCGTCACCATATTCACCCCAGGCGCAGCGACACTCGCGGAGACCGACGCAACAGGAACGAGGCCCGTGTTGTAGAGCTTGTGCGCTTCCCCGAGGATTATGTGCTGCGCTAGTTCCGCATCTATACCTAACTTATCTGTATATTCCGGATAATGTCGCAGTAAGTCCTGAGCCAAGCTCACAAGCACCGGGTCCCCGGCGCTTATTTGGCGGATATCCGGGACGCTCGACAGCAGCATCGCTGCCTCTCGGGATGCAGAAGCGGCTACCGTCTGATTCATCGCCGCGTTCTCCTTGACGGAGAAATAGCTCCTGAGATAAGCGACAACGAGCGGCGTCGCAGCTCCGACTATCGTCACGGCAGCGGTTATCAATGCCGTAACGAGCGGCCTTACGTCGTCTAGCATCGTTCCACCGCTTTACCAAATAGATCACTTAAGCGTGTGCAATTTTCTCACTATGCAAAGTGCAAAGAGTGCGCTATGCATACCGATGTAATCTCGTTCCCCCGAGATTTGCTCAAGACTGGCAGGGCAGCGTTGACCGCGTTGCTCTGCCGCTTTTTCCGGGTGCTAAGTGGAATGGATGGATTTTTCGTAAGAGAGGCAGGACTCTCTTGCCCCCATGATGGGAATGGGCTTTCAGCAGCGCGTGGCATCATATTAGGAATTGCCTTGGGCGGCGCCCTCTGGACAATCATAGGCGTCGCGCTCTGGGCTATCCTCTAGGAGGGAGAACAGATGTCAGATCGGAACAGCCTTGGCACTATCCTGAAGGAAAGGAAGGTCAAGATTAATGATCTCGCCTCGGCTGTAGGAGTCACACCAGCCGCCGTCTATAACTGGACGCGAGGCGTTATGCCGAGCAAAGCGAACCGCACGAAGGTAGCTCATTATCTCGAAATAGAGCCGAGCGAGCTGTCGTTCGATCCACCTATGACGGAGAGTAACGGCGGAGGAATTTACGTCACGGTCCGAGGAGACGGACTAAACCTCGAAATGGTGGTCTCAAAGAGTACCGCTCGAAGCCTCCTCAATCTGCTCCTGAACGGTGAGCCCGACCCTAGGCGGCATCCCACGGATTAGGTTGGTCTTCACCGACCAGATATTTCCCTTCGACGAAACCAGCATCGGACCTGTCGGCACCCAGGCTTTGACCTGAGGATAACCGCGCGAATGCCACCAGGCCTCGATCTCAAGCGCCAACTCCTTAGCGCCACGCTCCGACGATAGCTCGCGCGGGATGCCCTCGACCGGCCTAATGCGCGTCGTATGCTTATCCGGCTGGTAGAAGTAGTAGAGATCAGCCATCTCAGGAATAACTCGGTGCGTTTTTCCTATTGCCCAGGCATGGCCTGTTGCTCTAAGCGCCTAGCCGATTAGCGGGGAAATGGAACGATGGCTCGCCGTAATAGGGCTGTGGCGGAGCTTGTCAGCCTGTGGTGCCCTATACAGGCAGAACTGGTCCCGGAAGACGACGAACGCGCTAGGCTTACCGGAATTATCCGAGAGGCTATGGAGGCGCTCCCCATCCCCCGCAATGATCTAGAGGCTAGGCGCTATATGGCAGCTATCAGGCTCGCCGTGCTGGCGACGCTCGGGATTGAGCCGTTGCTGGGGATTACCTGCTAGCGGCTTGGTTTTCTAATCGCTTTTCGCAGTATTCTAGCCCGTCGCCAGGAGACGAAAGCGGAGAGTATATTCGCCACGAGGAACGGAGATATTACGAATAGGAGGCCTTCAATAGCTAGCCGAAGGTCGATATGTGTCCAGAAACCTATAACGGACTGGTTCGGCATTACCTGTTAGGCCTTACAAGCCGCTCCCAAACGCCAAGACCGCCCCGTTTCATAATAAGGCCGTCTAGGCTATATCTGACCGCATCTACTGAGTGATCGTGTTTATCAACGATTATCGGGAGAACCTCTTTGGTATGAGGATCTACCTTATAGGAATAAAGCCGGAAATCCCTGGCCGTGTGCGGACAGTGGCGTTCGTGCACTACAACGCGCCGAAATCCCTTGATGTGGGCCAGGCCATCTTCAACCGACCCCTGCCATTTTTCCGCCGGCGAAACGGTAAATCCTTGTCTCACTAAGTAGCTGATCGTCTCTGGTCTGGCGTTGTCCGCTTTGATCGGCCACATGCGGACGTCAGGCATCTTCTTATCAAAGAAGTCCGCCATCTCGTCGATTTCGAGGTTGTAAGCGTAGGCTTCTCGATCAATCATCAGGTCTTCGCCATGGCCTTCGGCGCTTGGCTTCACCCAACACCGGACAAGAGCCGTAGGGTCGACCGAAAACCCAAAATCGAGACCTAGATAAAACCGCGTCTTGAGCGGCGCTTCCTCGAAATTCTCGACGTGCAGCTTGCCACGGAAAATCATGGCCTCGCTGATGCGCCTAGTCTCGCCGCCCCAAACGTGCTCATAAGCTTCTGGGTCGGTCTCCAGCATGTACCGACGCTCAGCGTCCAGCTCAGGCGAGAACCAAGGATTGTCCTCCCAGCCTATCTTGCAGACGATTGCGTTTGGTGGAGGATTGAGGACGAACCGCTTATAGGTGGGATCCTCGTCCGACATGGGGTTGAAGCTAAGCCAGATTTCGCTGCCTGGCGTGCGGATCGTGGGGATAAGCGTCTGCCAGCTTTCCTCAGAAACGCTCTGTGCCTCCTCGATCCAGCATATATCGGCAGCTTCGGTCGACCGGATGCCTTGGATGTTCTGCTTCAGACCCTTGAAGATAAACTCACTTCCGGTGACTTTGGAGTAGATCGAGTTCTGCGTTACGCCGAAGCTATCGGCCAGCCCCATTGCGTTAATGCGGTCCTTGAGTAACCTGTGGACCGAATCAGCCATAGATGCCTGGAACTCACGAGCGCATAGGACGCGTTTTTTCTGCGTATGAGTGATGGCAATCAGCGCATGAGCTATTGCCCAGGACTTCGATCCGCCGCGCCCACCATACAGAACCGCATACCGCTTGGGCTTAAAGAGGAAGTCCAGCTTGCGCGGGATGTCCAGTAGGATGTCCGACATTCTTACGCCTCTTACGCGGCGCCCATTTACGTTGACGGACCGTCTTGTCCCGTATTGAGGCGTAGCTGGGAATTCCCAGCCTCCTGCGCATTATAGCTACTCCAGGCCTAGAAAAGCCCGAGAGGACAGCGAAGTCGGCGTCCGTCATTTTACCAAGCTGCGCCAGAATCTCAGGCGCAACAGGCCTTAGCCGCAGGGAATTTCCTTTCTTTGCCTTGCCGTCTTGACCAGTCGTTATGGCACAAGGAAGGATGCCTAGAGAGCGACGATGCTTAGCAATAACGAACTTGCTTATCCCGAGAGACGCAGCGATTAGGTAGTCCGGCTCTTTTCCTAGCCTAGCGACTGTCTCCTCGGAGAGGTAAATCGTAGATGCTGGAACTGCCTGCACGCCGTATTTCGGAATACCCAAAACTTCGCGTCGATATGCGACGGTCTGCCGATTACATCCGACGATCTTCGCAAGGTTCTCGTCCGACATCGTCCCAAGCAATGCCGTTAATTCGGGAGTCCAAGGCACCCGACCGATTCCCGGATTTCCTCCGCCACCAGGAGACAGGTTTAGTAGATCAAACCGGACACCCAGCAAGCGTATCCACTCGCGCTCTACGAAGCAGGATGCCGCCACAGAGCACTGCTCAAGCTGAACAATCTCAGGCGCCCTCACGTCCGCAAGGATCCCATTAAGCCATAGATGCTTGGGAGTGCTCGGGCGCTTAGTAGCCTCACGTCGGTGAGAGTGTTGTCGCCTAGCGAGGTCCTGGCTCGTCTTGCCTACATAAACTGGCTTGCCGGTGTCCGGACAAACCCATGCGTAAATAATCACTCGACGGGGAGGATCTGCCGTCTTACCCTTCTTTGCAGCCATGTTCTCCCGCTCATCCCGGGGTTATGGTCAGAGGTCAGCTAGGCGTCGGAAGCGCCTACTGGCCTCGATTTGTTCTACTCCGTTTCTTGCGATCGTTCCAGCGCTTCGTGGCCGGTCGCATCGACAAATCGCACAGTTAGAGACGGCGGAATGACTGGTGGTGCATCTGGCATAGCGCCGAGCAACTGACGGCTGGCGAACTCAGGCCCGCCCAGGCGTTCTAGGAGCCACGTGCACGCGCGGATATTGCCATTCTGAGCAGCCTTGACGACCTGAGCCTTGAGCGAAGCTACGAGGTTCTCGCGCCCCATCTCTAGCTCTTCGGTGAACGCCTTGCGGAGCGTCTTTTCGTCGATCCCGCCTTCAGCGACGTTCTTGGCGATCGTCTTGATGGGAACCTGCATGCCGACCAGGACTTGTACCAGCTTTCGCTGTTCCCGCGTCGGCTCGAATTTCGGACGCCCCTTCCCCCGCTTTTCTTCGTCCTCGCGGAGTGGATGCACGCTCATAATCAGGCAGTCCCTAGGGTGGAGAAAATCCTGCCGAGCTATTCGACAGTAAGGAGACAGGAAATAATCAGGGAATTTCGTGTCCGGAACTCGCGGCGTAACGCTCAGCCTCCGCTAGGAGGTCTAGGCTATATTTCCGCTCGAATGTCCGGCGTCCGTGGTTATGGTATTCTCTGTGGTGCTCTACGCAGCATGGGACGGCGTAGCGGTCGTTTGGCTTCAGTCCTGTTCCTGAGTTGGCCGCTGTCCGGACGTGGTGCGCTTCTATCGGAGCCTTGCGGCAGTCAGGCACGACGCACGGAAGCGTGCGGAGCCAGGATAGATGGCGAGCCGACATGCTGGTGCAGCATCCTAGGTGTGCTGGGCCAGCATCGCTTTTCTGCTGGCTGGACGAGGGAGACCATGGCAACGTCTGTCTCGTCAGACAGACACTTTCGAGGAGAGCATCCCGATGTCAGCTACCACTACCGTTATCGTCCCGCTCGCCATAAAGGCGCTCAGCAACGACCAGTTGCTCGCTCTGTACAACCGCTGGGGCACGAAGCCCTGCAAGAAATTCGAGAAGCGCTCGTGCGCCGAGCAGCGCGTTACCAAGCTACTGGCCGACCTGGAGATGAGCGTCGAGGACGCCGTAGCGCCGCCTTCTGATGGCTACGGCGGTGAAGGCTGGGACGTAGCGTTCCCCGCGCCGCAGGAAGCCGCTAGCGAGCCTGAGGTTGTCGAGGTAGTCAAACCCGAGCAGGTCGTAGCAGAGGCGCCAGTCGCGCCCGTAGAGCCGGAGACTAAGCCCTCGCGTAAGCGCGGGGAGTTAGGCAAGACGGCTCAGGCTATCTTCGACCTCGCCTCGCGTGAGACTGGTGCGTCGGCTAAGGAACTGATGGCGGCTACTGGCTGGAAAGCAGGCCCGTCCTGGCCGAACCAGTTCAGCCGATTGTCGCTTCGGACTGGGACGCGCTTTCACCAGCAGAAGGTGAACGGCGAGATGCGGTACTATCTCAGCTAGCCAACTCTAGAGGATTGGAGGCTGGTGGCGGCTCGGACAAGCGTTCAGCCGCCACTTCTTCGTACGTCTGGCCTGTGGACTCTAGTGTCGCCTGTTTTCCGGTGAAATTCCGCCAGCGCTCAACAGCTACGTCGCAATATTCTGGGGCAATTTCCAAGGCGTGGCAGGAGCGGGCCGTCATCTCGGCGGCGATAATAGTCGTACCCGATCCCGAGAACGGATCGTATATAGCATGACCTGGGGAAGAATTATTCTCAATAGGGCGCCGCATGCACTCCACAGGCTTCTGCGTTGAGTGGCCCGTTTCGTTATGAAGCGGCTTATCGATCTGCCACAAAGTGTGCTGTTTGCGGTCACCCTGCCAATGCCCAGTCGAGCCCCGGCGAACGAGGTAAAAGCAAGGCTCATGCTGAACGTGATAATGCCCGCGCCCAATTACGGATTGATGCTTGGCCCATATTATTTGGGCGCGCACCTCGAATCCACAATTCGCAAATGCTTGCTGCGTTTCAGCACTATGCACGCCCGCGTGCCAAACGTAGACTACTTCACCGGGGAAAAGCGACCAAGCATCAGTCCAGTCGGCTCGTTCGTCATTCTCAACCCGACCGTGCGAGCCATTGACCGTATTCTTTTCTGGCATAGCATTCAGCCGCCAGCGGGCATCATAGTCCACCCCATAAGGCGGGTCCGTCACCATGAGGTGCGGCTGCACGCCGTTGAGCGCCAGGGCTACGTCAGAAGCGTCTGTAGCGTCGCCGCAGACTAAGCGGTGCCGACCAAGTATCCATACGTCACCACGCCGCGACACAGGCGTCTGTGGCGGGTCTGGCGCTTCGTCTGGGTCAGTAAGTCCAGCGGGCGGCTCAGTGAGCAGATCGGCCAGCTCGGTATCGGAAAAGCCGGTGAGGGATAGATTAAAATCTAGATCCCGCAATTCCGACAATTCGGCTCGCAGGATATCGTCCGCCCATCCCCCATTAATCGTGAGCTTATTATCAGCGATAATATACGCGCGCTTCTGCTTCTTGCTCCAGCCCGCCGCCACCATAACGGGGACTTCGGTGAGGCCGACTTTCTTCGCGGCTTCGGCGCGAGCGTGGCCGGCAATAATGCCGCCTTCCTCATCGACCAGGATAGGCATCGTCCAGCCCCACTCGCGGATGCTGGCAGCGATTTGGTCAATCTGGTCTGGAGAATGAGTGCGTGCGTTTTTTTCGTATGGTGTCAGGCGGGAAATGGGCCAACGCTCGACCTTGTCCGCCGGCCAGGAAGTCTCAGCCATAGCACCCCACTAGGGGCGCTTGATCACCCCGCCTAAGTCAGTCCTGCGTTTTTCCTGTAGCGCTGCTGGCGTAGCCAGTCGGCTAGATGCTGGTCGATCGGCTCCTTGCCGCTCGCCATCTTCCGCACACGTGAGAGGTCACGACCGGCCTTCGAGGCGATAGTGCCCCATCCCCAGCCGAGAGCGTTCTTGATCTCGTGCAACTCGCTCGGAGTCATCGCTGCTTCACCTCCGGAAGCAGCTAGCACCCTCTCTCGTCGATCGTCGGGCCATTCGCCAACGCCGGTAGAGCGCTTCTTTATGACATCCAGGCGCTCGCAGTACCAGCACATCTGATTGGCGTAAGCGTCAGGATCCAGCCTTGAGGCCATGATGGTCTCGGTAGACCGCTCTTCGTAATCTCCGCAGGAGCAGCGAACTACCCAGAGATATTTGACCCCAGCTAGTTTTCCATCTTCCCAGAATTTTCGCTGGTGCCGGTATTTCATGACCGTAAGGCGACCGAGCTTTGCGCCAGTTAGATCCGGAACATTCCCCGGCTGCGGGCGGCAGTCGTTAGGGGGAGCCGTCCAATGCGCCCGGTCGGCTGGAAGCTCGTCTGCTGGCGTCCAGTGCTCGCCACGCGCCGTGACGCGCCCAGCGGTCTTATTGGCCGGGACAGAGGCTATGACCCGTCTGTAGCGGTCGTCAGACATCCTGCCCCTATAGGGCAGACAGACGCGAGCCGATAGTCTGGATTCTGCTACAGAGAATATAGGATCAGCGTCCTATTTCTTCAGCGCCCACGGAACCTCGCCGTCCCGCTCCAGGATCTCCTCCGCGTCATCGCAGAACGAGGATATCGGATGCATCTCCTCACGCGCCTGCTGGATCACGAGCGCAGCGTCGGTCGCCGACAAGAACGTCATCGTCGCGGTAGAGAGGAACAGGTTGTGGAGTCTGGAGGCGGCTTGGAGAGCGTTGGCGAAGCCCTGGTTGATGTTGGGTTCCGGCATTATGCCGCCGCTTCGAGAGCGGCAGCGTAGCGTGGCATCCACCCGTTCTTCAGCACTCGCGCCTTCGGGTCCAGATTCCGACGTATCCCGAGTATGTCGTGGACGAAATAGGAAGCTGGCGCGTCGCGTAGCTGGCATAGCCGCAATGGACAGCAGAAGGCGTGACACGATGCAAGGTCAAAGAACACTTCTGTGAGCAAAGATACTTCAGATGTGTTCCTTTTCGCACGCTCGCGCACGTTGTCTTCGTCTCGGTACACCTCAACCGCCAATTCGGCGATATCGTGGATTACATAGAGTTCACGAAGCGGGATTTGCGCGAACGATTCTATCTTCACCGGGATGCTCTCCTCGATCCTACTGTGCGGAATGCATAGCGGCCAAGTATGCGATTTGCAACAGGGAAAAATCGCCGAATTTTCGGCCGATAATTGACTGGACTTCCACGAAAAGCCACGCAAGAGTTGCTGTGTCAGGGACGCCCCAGACCCCATATCAACGAGGAGTATATCCCGTGGATCAGACCATGACTCAAGACGATCTCGACA